TCATTATTATCTTCAATTAACGACCACTTATTTGCGGTAGAAGAATATCTTATTTCTCCCTCAATATATTTACCGTCATTCTCCCAGTAATATCGGATTCTATCCCCATTTGATAATTCAACTTTGGTTTTATCTTCGTTGATTATTGTTATATTTTTCAATTCAATTCCTTCAATGCCTGCTGTAATTCTGATTTATAAATATAATATTTATGCAGCGCATCCTCTTCATCTGAAGCAGTTACTATTTTCTTCGCCACATCCACGACTTTCTCTAGTTTCTGATTCCGGCTGTGTTCGTGCGTTAGTTTCTCGGCTAAGTAATTGTTGTTCTTCTTGAGGAGTTCGAAAATTATTTTTTCGGCTTCAGCTATATTTTTTTCACAGTAAATACATTCTTGCATTTCTTCAATACTATTATGGCTGTGTTCTACTGAATAGCAAAAACCTTTTAATATCTTTCTTACTTCTTCGTTCATTTCGGCACCTCCTCAAAAAGTTTCCACAATAAATTTAAACATTTATTTAAGTCTCTCTTACATTTTTTTATATCTATCTCCTCGCAGCACCTGTCACATTCGGTATGTCCTGTACAATAAATAGTGCTATGTATTATTGCCTTCGCCTTAGCTTTGAATTCTTTTTTCATTTTAATATCTCCCTGATTACGATTTTTACCCTCTCCGGTTTCCCGCCATCTTATTTTGTCTATCATTTTTTCCCGCTCCTTTCTTCATTACTATTACCGCCCAAATTACCGCTGCTATTGTTAATGTGATAAGTCCGAATAACATTTCATCAGTTATGTATGGTCTTTAAATTTCATAAAGCACATCCAGTGAGTATTTGACAATTTCCCACTCTGGTGTCCAAATAACGGTTTTTTATCAATTAAATTCAATATACGAGCAACTGGTATTTCCGTTTCATTCCACTTAAAAATCAATATACCATATAACTCTAAAACTCTCATACATTCTGAAAATCCTGCTCTTATATCTTCTTCCCAACCAGGAATTAAAACTCCATATTTTTTAGCCATCCAACTATCTTTACCTAAAGTTTCTAAATGTGGTGGATCAAAAACAACTAATTTAAACATATTATTTTCAAAAGGTAATCTTCTGAAATCATATTGAGTGTCGGGATTTATTTCTAATTTTCTACCATCACACAAAACGTGGTTTTCTTTTCTTATATCATTGAAAAGAACAAATGGATTATCTTTATTAAACCAAAACATTTTACTTCCACAACACACATCTAATATTAATTTTTTATCTGTTATCATAATCAAAATTATGTATTGCTTTCACTTCTTTTCCGCAATCCTGCGATACTGTCATAAAAATAAATCCGGCTGCTCACATTCTATCTGCCTGTTCTCTATCTTTGCCTTGGCGCATTCTAATATGTGTTTGCCGAGTTCAGGGTTAACCATATTACGCATTACTTTTCTTTTGTTATTTATATCGCTATCTTTTATATTAAAACCATAAACAGTTTCAGTCCCCACTATATCACTATGAATACGGTCGCTTTTAATATTGAAGTCAATTATATCAAAATTACTCCAAAATATATGACGATGTATTTCTTTTCCAGGAATTAACAAGTCATAGTAAGGTCTTACGTTTTCCACTACCCAGCAAGTATTTATCGGAGCAAAATGTTTTAATAATATAATTTCTTGATATAATGCCATATCGGGATATAATGCTTCATATTGTCCTCTATGTACACCGCAGCGCCTTATATCTGAATGTGTGGGGCAAGGGACACTACTCCAGATAAAATCATATTCCTTGTAATGCTGCAATAAATATTCATGCGCATCTGTAACTATAACCTTATCTTCTGGAAAGAAATCCTGGTATATCGCTGCAATTTCAGTATTTATCTCAACCGCAGTAACCTCAACATCTTTCCAGAGTTTCCGATTTCCGCCTATTCCTGCATATAGATTGCAAACTTTTAATTTATTTTTCATACCGTCCCAGCGTTATCGCGGTTCCTTTCAGCGCCCATGTGTTCCAGCGTAATCCTGCTTTCTCTCATCCGCCTTCCTCTAAAAGCTAAAAATTTGTTGCTATCCAACACATTTTGTTTTGTATAATACCTGGTTTTTTCCCTATTTGTATATCCCCCCAATCGTAAAGTTCATTCATCCAATTATCAAATTCTTCTACATCTTCAACATATTTGAATCCTTCTGCAATTTCTTCTAAAATATCTATTTGTGCTTCATAACATTCTAATTCCTTAATTCTTTTTGAAACTTCCTTTCCTATTTCTTGAATAGTCATTTCTTCATTATACTTGTTCCAAATATCTTTTAAATCTAATTTATGTAACCAATGTGCCATAATAACCTCCTTTATCTACACAATATCTCATCCGCCTTCCTCTGTCCCCGTAATACGGTATTTACTCAGGATTTATTTCTCTCGCAGCTAAAACTATTTCACCTACTTCCTTTATTTCTCTAGCTTTTTCCAATGCTTTTTCACTTGTCATTGCCTCTACTACAATACCACGATATTTTTTTACTGTTACATCCCATGTTTTCATTTTATTTTTTTCCATCTCTTCCTCCTCCCTTATTCCGGCGACTGCCGACGCTAAATTACCAATGATGTTTCATCCATATAGGCTCTATATATGGTCTAATTGCTTTTTTACTTAAATGTTTCCAACATCTTCCACAAGAAATATACTCATATCTACCATGTTCTGTCCTTACCTCCCTGTGACCTTTAAATAAACATATTATTCTATAAATCCATAAAGGCAAATATTTGGCTGTATCACTCATTCTCTCGCACCTCCTATTGCTTCACCGAGGACTCAAATAATTGTTCCCAACTCATATTTAATTCAGAAGATTTATGAATTAACCAACGTACTTTGTCATAAGACCGTTTAGTCTTTAAATACATTTTATGAATTTCTGCCATACTAAAAACAGAATTTTTAGAAAATATTTCTAAAATATCTTTTTCTTCTTTTGTGAATGTTTCATATTTTATATTACTTCCTACTATACCCAATAACATATTATATCGCTTCGTCAGTCTAAATGTTTTTTTCATTGTCCCAGTTATTGTTTTTACAATTACATTGGCTTCTTTTCTCATCTCCACCTCCCTCCGTTTCAGCGTGTCCGACGGCGCTTCTTTAATGCTTCTTCTTCTTGATAATAATAATTCTTTGCTCTAACCCACATATTTTTTGTAGTAGTATCTTCTAAAATTATACATGATGGGGAATTCAAATGTGTTTCATATGTTCGCTTCGCCCCATCTATAGTATCAATTACAAAAGAAGTTGGGTCTTTATAATCTATGCCATTGGAATGTGTCTTACAATTTTGTGATATACCGACGCCATACACACAATTACCATGTCGTATAATCAACTCATACCATATATTAAAATCGTTTTTAGCCCATATCCAATATCCTAATGTTTCTATATCTTCACTGCGGTCTAACCAATCATCTAATATTTTTTCTATTTCTTCATTCATTTCCCTTCCCTCCTTTCTGCGTCTGGGCGCTCACCACTATGCTGTTCCCTAGTTCGTATATATCGCAAAGCAGTTTCATGCCTTGTTTCGTCTTTATATTTATTCGCAACTGCCATTATTAATTCATAGTATTTATCTTTTAATTCTTTAATTTGTCTATCTTTTTCTCTACACTTTCTACATCCCAATATCTTAACTTTTGAAAATGGATGTCCTAATCCTAAACTACCCAAAAAACCACCAGTATATCTCATCTCACTCCTCCCTCAGCACGATTATGTCGGTTTTAAATTTATTTATTTCTCTCATCCCTTTCCTCCTCTTGACTTGGGGGCTACACATTATATTCCCAAATTCCTTGTTTTCCTTTAACCGCTATACTTTCCATTCTTTTTATATCAGATAAAAATAGTCCGTAACGTGTAGTATATTCACAATCAATTAGAGCTTGTTCCGAATCTTTTTCATATAATTTCCCATACCCTTCTACAAATGCAGTACATATTATAGCTCCATGAACTCGAATCGAATTTTTCGTTCTTATTAAATTTTCCATACTTAAATAATCATAGGTAGCCGATACCCATTCGTCGTCCCACTTCATTCCAGCATGAATACCGATTCTCTGACCCAACAAACTCCCAAATCTATCGTGTGTTCTTGTTTCTATGGTTTTCCAGCCCATTGCTATAAACCAAGCCCAGGGTTGCCAAAGTGTAATTATCTTCATCGCCCGCCCTCCTTTTCTCTACTACTCCGCCTTTAGTTTTATTATGTCGGCTTTGCTTATTGCTTCAGCTAAAATATTCTCATAACCGCTGACTAATACATCTTTATCTGCTTTTGAAGTATCGTTATATACTATTTTGGCTTGTACTATTAAATCTTTACCAATTACCTTTTTTATTTTATCTTTATCAATCTCAATCCTCTCCGCTATCGCTGTGGCTAATCTCCTCCGTCCTCTGTCTGTTCCAATACCGTTCCTATAATTATCAACATCTTTTTCTATCACCTTCTCAATCTCATTCGCTAATTTCATGGCTCTTGATTGCCTTAACTGCCTTGAACATTCGAGTCTTTTTTCTTCTCGTCTTTCTTTCATATCATCTATCTCATCTTGATATTTCTCTTTCATGGCTGCCTCCTCCTTTTCAACCGTCTTTTCATATACACAAAATATATCAATGCTATCAATAATAATAAATCGTGGATTATTTCCCGGACGGACATTTTAGTATTTCCTTAAACTGCTTTATTATATCTTCAAGTTCATACGGCTGCCACTTCTTAATTTGTAATGACTTAGCTTTTAGCCTGTCATATTCCTTATCGCCTAATTTATGCCGGAAAAATACCTCCGCTTCTTCAGGGTGATCCTCAAAGTAGCTATGTTCCACTCTAGTTAGTATATATCCGTTCTTGATGTCATATCTAGTGCTATGATTCCAGCGGGGGCGGATATGGTGTGCGTCTACTGTCTTGTCGTCTGGTTTATAGCCGTTTATCACCCGGATAACGGCAATCCATAATTTGTCGGCTTTTTTGCGGAGGTTAGTCATTATATTTATTATTCCTCCACCGCAACAATCATATAGTGATGTTTCTCATACCCATACATTTTTATAGCATCTACGCTTCTCATTATTCTATAGGTTTTCCCTCCATAATTAATAAAATTCGGTATTTCATATTTTATTGGATTTAAAGTAAAAGGTTCAATATCACAATATTGTGGCGTTGGTATAAGTTGAATAATATATTTATCTATTATTCTATCTAATTTCTCATAAATACACAATGTTGAAATTACTATAAGAATGGCTAATATTATTGTTTGTGTTTTCATCTTTTACCTCCTGTTTCCTTCACTTCCCCTCTACTTCGGAAACACCTAAATTTAATTGCTTATTATCCATCACCTTTTCGTCTGACATTGCGATAACACTATTATAGCCATTGTCGACTGAATCATATTTGTCAATCCAGTATTGCTCTCTTTCAGTTAAATATTTTTTATCATTTGTTTTTAATTCTTCTATTATTTCAAAAGTCCAGTCTGATATTTTACTTTCTCTAATAGCCGTATGAAATTTATTATCTCCTGATTGAAAAAAATGTTGATACCACCGCAACGTAAATGCCTGTGTTGTTTGCCCTATATAACACTGGTCGGTTATCTTATTTGTTATTTTATATATTTTTGATGGATATTTATCTTCATAAAAATTATTACTATTCTTTTCTCTCCATTCTTCCCTTGCAATACTATTGCATTTTTCAGAGCAATAAGAATGGCTTCCGCCGCGCGAACCAATGTTATATTTATCAATAATTCTAAAGGTATTTTCACATTGTTCACATTTTTTATATTCAAAAAATCCTCTTATAAATGAATCTCTATCATTGAGTTCCTGAATACGTAATAAAAAATTATTAGAATCTAAGTCTTTTGACAATACACGCATAGGAAATTGTTTGCTATATTCTTGTTCTATAAGTTTTTTTGCCTCTTTCCGACTTTCACTCATCACAAGACCCGAATAAATAGGAGGCCAAGACCAATTACTACTATTGCCATAAATAGAAAAAGTATCATCTTCGTCGCTTTCAATTCTCTTGCCTTTTATCTGATAAAAATATTCCATCATTTCACTTCCCCTATAACATAGTTTACGTAGTTGAACAAATCTATATGCCTAACCTTCTACATAAGCGCCTTATTTGATATTCGTATTCTTCCGGGGTTAAGTTCAATGGCCTAAGTTTTCTTTTTTCTTCTTCGTATTCAAAATATTTATCCATGTGTCCTTCCGCATATAATTCATTTACTTTTTCTAGTGCCCTAACTTTTTCGTTAGCCTCTATTAATCCTAATTCAAATTTATTAAAGCAATTCTTCTTCATATTCCCAACTATACTTTTTATTATTCCTTTCTGAAAATAAATAAAATCTTTTGCTTACAATATCAAACATCAAATGTATATCTATTTCCTGTTTCCCCCGGAATCTATTTTTTAATATACTGACTTTCGTATCAAAATTTTCTTCTTTCTTCATTCGGACAACACGGAAAACATTATCAGCCCTATTAGTTATGTCAATACTTCCGCCTATGTCCTGCTTTTTAAGTTCGCCTATATATTTTCGGGGATGCGCGACAATATGAACATGGGAACGAAACGATAATGCAAAATCTTTTAATCTGCCGACAAATTCGCTTTGCTTTCTATAGTAATCCCGGTCAATACCCTCGTACATTGTTGTCATAAGATTATCTACATAAAATATTTTACATCCATACCTTCTTGCTGCGTATTCAAAAACCCTCAATATATCTTCCGTTGTAGACGCCTGCATTGAATCGTATAAAAAAAACTTATTCATATACCAATCTCTAAGTTTCGCTTTTATATGCTTTCTGATATAATATGACGGCGGGCTTTTAAAACTATCTATTTCAATATTATTTAAACCCGCCATTTGCAATTCTATCCAATATCTGAAAAGTGCTGCCGGGAGTTCTCCACTATAGGCACATATCTGATAGTTCTGCTCAATGCTCTCAATCATTATCTGACCCAATATTGTAGACTTACCACTTCCATTCTCGCCAGTCCATATACTTATCTCTCCAGGCATAGCGCCGCCTATTTCATTATCTATCCCGGAAAGCCCTATTTTTATTTTTTCGGCGTTTTTAATATCAAAAGTCTCTACATCCGCAAGCCTTAATAATTCTCTTATTTTAACTTCTCTTGCGTTATTTACCAGTTCTAGCACTTTATCCTTACCGTCACCCTGTAAGCACTCATTTGCGTCTTTAAAGCCTGTATATACTATACTACAGCGCCATTCCCCAAGCCGTTTAATAAGTTTATATTGCATTTTCTTCCCAGCTTCGTCATTATCAGCCCATATTATTATTGACTTAAATTTCTCCAGCCAATTCCAGCATAAGTCTATACAAGTCAAATCCTCCGATCCGCTGGGTACGCTTACGGAATTTTTTATCCCGACTTCATCTAGTGATAGTTTATCCAATTCACCCTCAACTATTATCAAAGGGAATTTCGGATCGCAATTATCCATTCCCCAAAATACAGGCTTACCGCCCTTTTCCCGCCATTGTTTTTTATCCAGTGTCCGGTATTTGATTAGCACTAATTCGCCTTTTTCAAAATATGGGAATACTATAGTATTATTTTTTTCCCCAATCTTCATATTAGTATATGTCTGCTTTGATATACAGCGATTCTTGAAATACTGTTCTATTTTTGTTGACGGCATTTTCGCTTTTACTTTCGGCTTGATATAATTGTCTTTGCCGTTTATTTCCGAAAAATCAGAAAGCAACTTATAGAATGTGCCGGACTTACCGCAGTTGCCTCTCTTGCAGTTGAATGTTCGGCTTACTTCATTTAAAGCAAATGTTTCTTTGTCTTTGCCATTTTCTCCTCCCTTGCAATATGGACAGTATTTCGGCACGATTTCATCACCTTTTAATTTGAAATCCGGGAAATATTTATCAGCGAATTCTTTAGGTGTTATCATTTATATATCTTTCTAGGGGCATATCCGTCTTGTTTAGGTTTTTCTTTTATCCATGTCCTTACCGCTGCTTTCCAGTCTTTCATCTTGTTTTTGCCTATCTTCCAACCTACAGCCGTATAATGGTTATACCATTTCTCCGCATCAATATTATACTTCTTTTCCGATATGTAATCTTTAACTTGTTGTAAGGCTGGCGGTATATTCTTATCATTCTTATCATTCTTATCATTCTTGTATGTTACCATTGGTTTACCAGTGGTTTGCCATTGGTTTACCACTGGTTTACCATTTTTCTGTTTTTCCATTTGATATAATTCCCATTGATTGACGGTAACTAGAGTAAAATGTGTCATATTTTGGGTTGTAAGATTTCCTATACTTTCTAATTTTTTCAAGCGATTGTATGCACTCCGCCATTTCTGTCTTGTTTTTACCCCTGCCCGTTTACTGCCCCAGATGAACTGTCCAGGCAGTAAATGTACTTGCGTTTCGCCTTTGCCTGTCTTTATACTTATCCATTCTTCTTTATGGCTTGATCTCACTAAACAATATATCCATATCTGTAATAATGTGGGATTTTTGAATATTCTTGTATCTATTATCCTTCTCCATAGTTTTATATAGCCTCGGTTCATATTATGTAATATTTCTCCACCCATTGGGAAACATCTTTTTTAATTCTTCATAACATTCCTTACATAATATCTTGTCTTGCAATGCAGGAATTATATACTTTTTCCATTCCGAATCAGGAACCATAAACATATCCGGCCATTGCTGCCCGCACAAACCGCATAAATTCGGTGCTAATATATATGGTATGGCAGGCAATCCCTTAATATCATCATTATTGCAATCACAACTAATTAATTGCCCCATACAATTCGGGCATCGTTCCATATCGCAACCGTCTTGATGTATTTCACCTTCCTTAACTTCGCAATCGTGGCAATCCCAACTTTCCCATTTTTTCATATTAACCTCCATAATAAAAATGCCCGGCATGGCTGAACGAGGGCATATTTAGATATGACCTACCACACCGGGCAATAAGATTTAACTCACAAAGTCTGTTTGATTTTTTTGAACCCTCGTTCATTTTTTTTGCTTACCTCTGGCTATATTATACTATTATTCCATTAAAAATGTCAAATCTCATAGGGCTAACTTGCCTTGCCGAGATTCTTTCATAAATCAAAATATCTATCCTTCAATCTTGTCTTTAAACTCATATCCAAATATTCTTTTTTAATATCTATACCAATATATTTTCTGCCTAATTTTCTTGCTACTTTACCAGTAGTTCCGGATCCATGAAAGGGGTCTAAAATAATGCCTGGCCGGAATCCTGCATTACATCCACAATTTGTATATCCTTTTTCTTTTCTATCTATTACCAATCTCGTTCTTTTTCCTCCTTTTTTAGCATCTGGGCTTGAACCTAATGCGGGTATCCACTTTCCTTTTGTCTCCTCAATTATTTTTTCTCTTGCTTTGCCACATTTTCTACAAACAAATTTCGGGCACCCTGCTTTTATAGGTGTTTCGCATAGTTCTTCGGGGTAGACAGCGAAGTGGGAGTCGGGGAATGGCTTTGTATTTATTTTCCAGATACAGCGCTTATTTCTCTTTTTATCTTCGCTGTATCTTACTGCTTGCATAGAATATTGACCAGTCAATATCTTGCCTGATTTTGGTGGGACCGGATTATCTGCTCTTTTATCTACTTCTGCCCAATATGAATATTCCCTTTGCTGTTCAAAATAATATTTTTTATTCTTCACAAAAAAACATACATCTTCAAAATTAACAGTAAATCTATCATTTGCACTATCTGGCATAGCATTAGGCTTTTCCCATTCAATTCTATTCCTTAATATCCACCCTCTATCTATCATTCTAATTCTAAAGCGGTCCGGAATACACAATAGGCATTTGTCGTATTTGCCCTTCGTAGATTGATTTTTTAATACTCTCGCATTTGCCTGTTCACTTCCGGTCCCGCCATAGGCATCTCCTAAATTTATAAAGCAAGTTCCGGTCGGTTTTAATACTCTCCTTACTCTATCAAATACATTGCAAAGTTTTATAATATATGTTTTAAAGTCCGGTTCATTACCAATCTGCCCGGATATTCCATAATCCCTCAATCCCCAATATGGCGGTGAAGTCATTACACAATCAACATAATTATCTGGTAATGTTTCTAGAACATCAAAAACATCTCCGCAATATAAAGTTATGTCTTTATCTTCGTAATGTTTCATCCGCCTTCCTCTGTCCCCGTAATACGGTATTTACGAGGGGCTAAGTTATCCTGCTTCACACAATTCAGATAATATTAAAGCCGATATAGCTTCTTTTTCTTCGTGCTTCGGCTCAAAACTCCCCATAAATGCTTTTAAATATTTCAATGCCTTATTTTTAAAATCTTCCGATAAATCTTTTTTGAGATTTAGTTCGCCTCCATTAAAAAAAAGATTAGAAAACAGTGCATTGTATTCTGTATGTCCGCCATAAAACCCTCTCTCTTTTGCTTCAGCTAATAATTTTTCATCTGTTTTTAATGTAGAAAAAGCAATTTGTAAACCATTCAATTCTGGAAAATCATATTCTTTTAAATTCATTATCTTCCTCCTCTCTTATTCCGGCGACTGCCGACGCTACTCAATATTTTCCGTAGCACATCTACAGCAATTCATACATATATTTTCGTAGTCAAATTCAGCGTCTGTATGAAAAGTTGCCTCAGATTCATGTATGCCAGAACATTTATCACAAATAAAATCTGCCTCAACTTCCATATAACATCTATCACAAATTTCTACTACTCTCATCCTTCTTCACCTCCTATTGCTTCACCGGGGACTTATTCATCTATACTTAATTCCATTATTTCAACAGCAATATCTAATGCCTTATTCGCTATATCATCTATCGACACTACTGGAATTTTATTGCTTTCTTGTGCTGAACATAATCTAGCAAGTTGAATTGCCCTTATATCTAAAATTGCCCGCCTTAATACTTTTTTGTCCATTTATCCTCCCTCCGTTCTAGCGTGTCCGACGGCTAAATTTTTTCTTCCCGTGCTTTTACGCAAGCGTCTATAATTTCATCTAATTCGCAGACCGCAAATCCACCACTTTCTATTTCATTTAAAATTATTTCTGTTCTACTCATTTCTTCATTCATTTCCCTTTCCTCCTCTTGACTTGGGGGCTAAATAAATTTCTCAATATATTCCAACGGGTTTTCATATAAAACCATTTTTTGTAAATGATATTGCCAACTTTCAAGAAATTCAACTTCCCATCCGTGGTGATTATTTAATTCACAGTGAGCATATTTTCCTTTATCGGTATCTAGTATTGGTGAACCGTCATAATTACATACTTCTTTCTTCCCCCAAAAAGCCCTTGCGAAATCATGTGAAAATAAAAATCCACCCACTGCATAAGGTTGTGTTGACATCCATTCGTACATATAATTCCAACCCGTATGTTTAAATTCCCATCCATTTTTTCTCGCTTTATCTATTACTTTTCTTAATATTTCAGCTTTCTCTTTCATCCTTCCGCCTCCTCTGCTCTCAATAATTCCTTAATATATTCTAATGATAAAATTATATAATTGTTTCCACAATTGTCTGTATCTACTAGAACATTTAAGTCCGTACCGTCTATCTCTATATCTTCGTTTGGTATCGTTCGCCATTTACTCATTTAGATTCCTTTGCTCTTATATATTCGATAAATTTTCGTAAGACTTCTATCGCTTTTTCTTTACATTCATCCATATTTTCACATAAAAAAGTTTTATGTTGAGGAAGTGTTGTTGTTAATAAATACTTACCTTTTTCTTCATAGCCACATGAAAATAATCTTATTTTTCCTACAAAACCATATTCAAAACCGTATTGCCCTTCTTTCCATTCAATCTTTTTTAATTTCTCTTTCACTCCCTCCTTAACTCTGGTATTCCACGCCTCAACAACTAATTCATGCGTTTCTCTTTCAATATGGCAGCCGCAAGTTAAACAATATATTTCATAGGAATCAGTATCAGCGTCATAACCGCAGTCGTTAGGTTTTCCCTTGCATAGCGGGCAAAGTTTTAATTTCGCTTTCACGCTTCCTCCTTACTTTTTAACAATCTTAATTATTCTACTTTTAACCATTGTCCCGCTTGTCTTAAAAGTTCCCTTGTCGTTTTCATAAATTACTGCATTAGTATCTTTAAGAAACTGTCTGAAATTCACAGATGTTTTATTGTCTCTAAAAAATGGGCTTTCGCTTATGATAGCTACCATTATTCCGCCAGATACCAAGCATGAATAAGCATGGAGTGCGTGTTGAATATCTTGTTGTTTTGTAAATGGGGGGTTCATAATTATTCTATCATATTTCATACCGGTATTCATAAAGTCATCACATATAACATTTGCATAGTGTTTTTCCCTTAATTTATTTGCAAATATTTCATTTTTCTCTATAAGTGTAATATCCCTCATATTATCTATCTCGTCTGCAATGGCACCTAATCCGGCACTTGGTTCCAATACGCTACAATCGTCTGTAATTTCAGCCATCTCAACTACTTTTATTGCAAGTTCTCTTGGGGTTTCAAAAAATTGATTATCTTTTTTTAAATCAATTCTTTCCCCTGTGTCTAATATTTTATTAAATAGTTCCTGCGGGTTTGTATCAAAAATATGCCCCTTCTGTTTTCTATTCCATTTACCCCCGATGCCAGTTAGACATTTATTGACTTTCATATAAATATCTCTATCTAATTGCCCTTGAGGCAAATAAACGACATTACCTTCAATTCTACACTTTCCTAAAATTTCTTTAATTTCTTGTTCAATCACATTCATTTTATCCTCCTCACCTGCTCCAAATATATTATCTTCTTCCGCAACTTCTTTATCAAGGTATTTTTTCGGCGATCCTCAATGTTTATTTTTTCGACAGACATTAAGACCATGCCGAATAAAGCTCCTACGCAAAAACTTGCTACTATATCCATTCTAGATATGCTTCCATGTACTGTAATTAATTATACACCCTATCGTCGTTTTTGCAACCCCATATTTTTCTGCTATTTTTCTATGTGACATTTCCGGATTATCCTTTCTTGTTTGTCTTATTCCTATTATTTTCCTTCTAGTCAGTCTGGAATTACAGTTTGCCTCACCTTGTAAGTGTATTTTTATATGTATTTTACGTTCTATAAATATGCAATTATTAATGATGTAATTTCCATTATTATTTTTCCTATGTATGCATGGTGTTTTCATTAAATATGCTTTATCCCTGAACCACAATTTTTTAATTTGTTCCTTAGTAATTAAACATTTGATTCCTTTATTATAATAGGAATCACCAGTTTTTTTACATCTTGTTTTAATGTAAGATAATAATATAGACCACGGATACTTTAATTTATATCGTTTGTTGATTTCTCTGATTTTTTCTTTATTTTCTTGGCGGTATTGTTTTATGCATTCTTTACAAACATAGCGTTTTCCGTCTTTTTTTATTTTATCATTATTAAATTCTGCAATCGGTAAGATTCGCTTACACTTAGTACATCTTTTAGTTTTCATTCATACCTCCATATAAAGTGCCCGGCAGGGGGGCGGGTCATAGGCCTGCATGTTTAGCGTTCCAAAACGACGATTCTTCAATTTTTATCTCCGCATCTAATTCCTGCTTCATACGTTTAGCTTTATCTAAAATCATTTCTTTGTCTTTGATTTTGCAAGTCATTCCTAAGCGTTCACGTTTTAATACAGCTACCTCATGCTCTATTTCGCCTAAGTCACGTATCATTATCTTTAAATCTCTGCGTAATTTATCTACGTTATTGCCTATCTCTGATGATGTTCTGTTATCTTGTGGCATGATTGCTCCTTATTTTTTAATCAAATGACTTTCTGTTTTCTTGCACTTTTGTTTCAATTTAATAAGTAGCTTTTCGTGTACCTCCTTAAATGTCTGTCCTTCAATAATAGTTCCGCCGCCTAAACTTTCGGCATAGTATATGGCTACCCTTGTACTGGGTTTTTCTGGAGTGCTTTCGTCTTTATAAAACGAATACTCTATCGTTATACTGATTACAGGGTCTTTTAATTTTAATGTTTCTTCTATCTTTTTATACCAATTCAATATATCTATAGGTCGTCTTGATTTCTTTTTCATGCTGTCCTCACTTCTCAATAAACAAAACACCCGGTATTATCTCGCCTGCTTTTTTATGTTCCCGGGCCCGGCCATTTAGTACCGTTTCATTTCCTGCAATCAAATTCAAATCACCTGTCTTTAAGGCGTGTTCTGCTAGTTTTCTTATATCTTTAACTTGCGCCTTGTAAGTGAATCTAACAGAACGATTATCTACCTTTAAATCAACTTTTTCAATTACCGGGGCGGGCACAAATACTTCTTCTGCCTGTTCCCTCAAAGATTCCGCTTTATCTTCATTGCCTTTTTCTTCCGCTTTCTTAGCGCGTTCTTCGAGTATCTTCCTCTGGCGTTCTTCCTCTGCCCTTGCTTTTTCCTGTAGCTTACGTTCCTCTGCAAGGCGTTTATCTTCCTCTTTACGTATAAACACCTTCATTGAGCTAGTTATCGTGTCCTGTGCCTGTTTTAAGCGTGCCAGGGGCGGATTAAACAGGTCTTGTACTGCCTGTTTTGCCTTATTTATAGGATCTACTATGCTTTTACGCTTTGCGTCTATTTCCTTGTATTTATCGCTTATTATCTTTTTGTGTCCGTCCGCAGCCTCCAATTGCACTTGATTTACTATGGCAAAATCGTTATAATTATTTGCCAGTGCTCCCGCTTTTTCTACCAATTGCCTATCTTCTTGTGTAATTTCTGTCTGCATTTTATTCTCCTTTCTTAATATATCCGTTATTTAATTTCCACCCATAAGTAGTCAGCATACTTTTGAATACATTTACATCTGACTTCTCTTTGTATGGTACTCTTTTATATGTACCGTCCTCTTTCAACTGTACTGCTACTCTGTTTTTGATTTTCTGCTTATTTTCGTCCGCCAGTATTTTATATCCCGCCAACTGTAGGCCCACTGATTTCCCTAGAGTAGTTACAGATTTTATGTCGGGCAAAGTCATCAACCCACGTTCTAATACTATTCTGTCTGGCGTTCCGCAGAAGTTCCACGCCTTTGAATAGTGTGACTTTTCTATTTCTAATATTTCTACCTCCCATTCTTTTAGATACTTTTTCCAGCCCTCAAGATACGGGATTATAGCCTTATCGACTGTCGCATAATTCAATATCCCCCTATCGTGATATTCGCAAGCCGTATGTACCGCTTTACCGAATTTCATAGCCCTTTCAAGCGTCAACGGATTTATGAAGTTTACAAAATCACTTAATCCATTTTCAGCCAATACCTGCGTTACGGATATTTTTACTTTACCCGCAACCGCATACTCGTGATTTTCAGGATTCAGTATTATTTTCATTTTCTTCACTGAAGCAGCCTTCGGGTATGCCTTCGTCTGTCGCCGTATCTATTTTTTCGGGCAGCTCAACTTCGGGTTTCATTGATATCGCTTCGGCTTCAATTACCGGTGCCTCTGATATCCTTTCAGCTTCATCTTTATCATATATCCCGCCGAATCCAAACGCCTCTCTCGCTCCCTGTATCTTTGTTTTATGCCTTAACATTCTTTTGGTATGACTATCCCATGGAGTAGGAAAAGATTTTCCGCCATTAAAACATTCGTCAAGATATTCCCGCACAATTACTTTACTATCGTCTTTTTTTTCTATGTGTATCTCCATCCACGCCGGGCAGGGTTTCGCTCCCTTTATATCAACCATATCATCAGATACTACATAGTAATGCGTTTTATAGCTGGGATGGGTTGTCATAAGTTTATTCCATCCGTCTGTCGCAACAACAGGGATAATCCCGCCGCCCTTTGTGTCGGGATAAGCGTAAATCTCCTTTAGCAACGGATTCAGCTTATACGCATTTGCCACTATGATAAACGATATAAACTCCTCGTCTGTGATTGTCCGTGTCTTGCCGTTCTTCATCTTCATGTCTTTGATTACAGTTGCTTTTAATGTCTTTTTAAGCGAATCAGCATTAACCTGCAATCTTTCAGCTAAATGCTCTAGTGCATTTTTAGCCTTTACGATCTCATTCTTCTTTTTCTCAACCATTTTCTTTACCTCCTTCATCTTTAATCAACACTCCTATAGCCTTACATATATCATTAAATACCTGGTCATCTTTCTCCTCATCAGTCATCTTTCCCTTCCCCGCCACACTCTGAACAGTAGCCGTGTTCTTCATTAAAAATCTGAAAACTACCCATGTCACTATAACCATCAGCGTGCCATTCATGCCCGCAATCCCGGCATTTGAGTTTTATCTGTTCGGGTGTCATTGTTTTTTCTGCGTAATCCACGTTAGACCTCCTTTCATTTTCAAGCATAACCTTTTTAATCAATTCTATTCTTGACATTTTCTTGGTGTTCATCCGCCGTTTCTATCTTCGTATTAAACCCCACGTCAGTTGTTATAAAAATACCTTGTTTTTCGTATTCATAGTAAGATATTATCAGTCCCGAACCCTGCCTCATTGCGTGGTTGTTGGCTATCTTGCAGTCGTTTTCAATGTCGCCCCATTCGCCGTTTAAATGCTTTGTGATAGAATCAACCACAAAAAAGCATCTGCCGATATGGTTTTCTTTCCACTCATTTACGCCTTTGCTGGCGATTAGTTCACCACTTTCGAATTTGTTTGTCATTTTATCTCCTTAATTCCTCATATACTGCGATACTACCATCCCATTCTTTGAAAATAAATTTTATTGCTGTATCTGGTATGTCTGATATTAAAAATTCTGAACCATAATCTGTATCTACTATTCTTCCAAAAGGAAAGTCTACTAGTATTGCAGGTTTAAAATTTTTTATTTTATCTCTTTTAATAAACCCCTTTTTATCAACCAATAAAATACTTATTCCATTCATTTAATTACCTCTCTAAATATAATAAAACTTTTGCGCCATAAGTATTTTCAATTTCTTTTTTATAGTCAAATAAAATCCTTTTTTCTGAACAACGTATATTCCCATGTTCTGTGTCAAACATAATACCGCCATTCTTTAATATGGCGACATATAAAACTTCTCTAAATTCTATTATTGTGGTTTCGTATATAAAACCTTTTCTATCCCTCAATAACACTTTTATTCTATCCATTTTATCTCCTTTCAAAAGCCCCGCCAACCGCAACGACCACTTGCGTGGTAGAAGGCACTCGATTGGCGGGGAGGTTGTTAATTATAAATCTTCTAAATATTCTTCTCCTGCATTACAATATGGACAGTATTCATATTCCCAAGGATAACCTCCGGGATATTCTGATTTTCTAGTAATACCTACTTTGGAATGCTTAAATATTTTGCCGCATTTTTCGCATTTAACTTTCCAATCTTCTGGAAATTTTTCTGTCATAATATCTGGTTTGTTTTCCATTGCGTGCCTCCTTTTTTCGTGCCTTCTAATTACCTTCACTTTGTGCCTTCATACCTATTTATAGCATAAAAAAACTAATCCGTCAACCCCTTTTAGCAATGTTGTGGCTTTTTGTCAGTAAATAGGCGAATTAAGTCAGTCTTTTCTTACCTTTAATGAAACTTATCGCTTGAATTATAGTATAATAATAAAAAAAAGCGGGAAGAAATTCATCCTCCCGCTTAATGTAGATTGAAATAACTAACTATTTCTTTAAGCCATAATAGAAAATAGGAATATTGACTTCAAGATGATTGAATGTTTTCGTTTTTTTATAAGCATGCTTGAAGTTCATAGACTTAACATAAAATTTTACATTAAATCTTTCTATATTCAAACTAAAACCTACATTTAAAATATTTTTAGCTATGTCTGGTCGGTAAACTAAATACCCCCTATCTGCCTCATACTCAACGTAGATAGAAAATACTTTTTCTGGTTTTATATATAGTCTTAATCCTTTCGTGGATTGCGTGAATCCTAAAAACGAAGATTCCTCATTCATCCTTGACTTATAGAAACAATCTACTCCTACTCCGGCATAAACTATACTGCCAGATAACACAATTGTAGCTAACAGTGAAATTATTTTTTTCATATTTTCCCCTTTCTTTAATTCCGCCTCTTTAATGGCGTTGCTATAATTTCCAAAAAATTTTCTGTAAGTAGAATAACTCGGCATATCTGGGTGGGTGTTTAAATCTTTTTGGGTAGGTACTCGTTTGTGCGAATGGTAAAACGCTTTCAGAAATGCAATCAACTTTTTCTTACTGAACATAATTCCTCCTTTTCTTTCTGCAACCTACATTGGAAAATAATAATCAGGAATTTAAGAAAGTCAAGGGGCAAAGTAAAGTAGTGGAAAAAGGTCAGTATATAAAAGCCCGTGCATCGCCTCGCCAACAGCTAAGAAGGGTAGACAACACACGGGCAAGTCTCTTTTTTAATTTTTGCTGTTGGCGTAATCATAAGTATATCTTACAAAAAAATAAAAATTATGTCAAATTAGGTCTTTTAAAATTAATTTTCCGATATTTTCGTCACGGATTAAATAATATTTGTAAATTTCAGGAAGGGAATCTCTAAAAATCTTTTGCCCTTTTGTGAGTTTTGCGTTGGCGGTTTTAACTTCGATAAACACTAACCCTGATTTTGTTAAAGTAGATATGTCCGGGAAGTTACGTAAGTTTTTATTAATTACTAATCCGAAAAATTTAAAACATTTTCTACAGCGAATTTTATAGCGATATTTAACATTAAAAGCAATCACGCCATTGCTTTTAAGGTAGTTCAATAGGTTATTAACGATTCTATCGTGCTCTAAAGTCGCCTGACGTATCTTATTTCTTCTGGTTTGTTCCTTGCGGGTTATAGGGAGTTTAACTTTTTTCTGCTTTAACTGCTTAAATGCTTTTTCTGTGAACTTCACGCTCTATTAAGGTATTTATCCAAGTCGGGTATTTCTTTTATAGCAGTTTCAATCGTATAGTATTTATCATCTATAGTAACCAGACGTTCCCCTATATGCTTTTTTGAAGGTAAAGATAAATGTATAAATTGGGGAATAGCAATATTCTCACTATTTAGATAAATTATACACTGCCCGAAACTATACGGAAATAATTTATTGATATAATAATGAGCATTCCAAAGGAAAAAGTTATCATAATAAAAACAGAAGTCTTCCGCAGCTTTTTTATTATCAAATAAATGTTCGCTTGTTTCGGTCCCGCCTATGATAAAATTTAATTCAATACTGCGTTTCCCTGAAAGTATTCGTATAGGTATATGATTACATTTATCCCGCAGGACTTCGTTTATTTTACACATATAAAATATTTTGAGTTTATCTAGTTCGGTAAGTTTTATCTCCGCAGCCATATCCAGGTGTTCATCTGATACGCAGAACTCTTTATATGAAAAATGGTCGGTTGCTATGTGATCTCTCATTTTACGAACTCAAAACACAAACAACTATAACTGTGGATATTATAAGAAAAATAGTAAAAATTATTTCAATCATTTATCAAGCTCCCCTGCCAATCCTATATAAAATACTACCATATTTTTTCTGTCATATAATGCCCTGCCTACCGAAATACCTGCCACAAATGGCATGGGAAGCCTGTAATGTAGCCCTATTTTGCCACACAATGCCTCCAGATTGGCTGATATGCCTATATTAAGGTAGTCGGTAGTCTGATTAGCCATAAATCCTATATCAAGGCTTAAAAGGCCATCGTAGTCCAATACAGATACCAAACAACCTCCATACATATCCGAAAAGTCATATTCAAAGAATATCGGTAATTTGAACTTACTTAACCCGATTTGTACTTCCTCTGTGGTTTCCAAACTCATACAATATGCCGATTCAATCCAATCTCCTAATGGAAGTATTAACGTGCCTGTAATCAATAAAGATAAAATTAGCTTTTTCATTTCTCTCCCTCCATAATTTTCACATTCTTCACAACCATTTCCGGGTCGTGATATATCGCCTCTAATAATTTTCTAAACCGTTCCTGCGAATTGTCCGCCTGCTGTGTAAGTATGGCTCTTATTAATTTCTGCTGTCTGCCACGCCCGAAGCTATGTATTATCTGCTGTGTTATTATAACAATAATTAGGAAAGCATTCAAGAGTATCATCAATAAAGTATCGTTATTTACGGTATTCTCGCCGATAGTTTTGTTTATTAAAGCAGCCGTCGCCTCGACTTTCTCCGCAACCTGATATTTATTTTTGCCGAATAAATCCACGCCGAACATTTTGAACCCGCAGGCGGAAGTTGACAGACAGAATAATAAGATTAAAAAAATGTATGATTTTTTCATTTCTTTATTCTTCTCCTTATAAACTGAATTGACCGGATAAGATTATCTACTTTCAGCCTGACTAATATTATATTATCCATAAGTTTTTTCGTGTTTTCCTCGCTTAATAAATCCCGGACTTCAATTGCTTTTTCTTCCACGTTTTCAAGTATTATGTCAATTTCCTTTTTTAATGAAATGTTTTTAAAGAAATTAATTATCGCTTTTATCATCTTTTTTGCCTCCGTTATCGTTCTTCAGTTTCCAACCAACCTCTTACCTTATTAAGAGAATCTTTTACATTAAATATTTCTGTCTGTTTTTCATATTTCTTCTCACCTTTTTTCATTCTGTTTATCCGTTTTATTTTTTCATTGGCTGAATATTCTATTAAGAAAAATGCGTCAAGAACTTTTTCTTTCATCTTCCGAAAAATATCTTGTCTATTCCTAACCCCGATATTATCAATCCGAATATTATTTTAAACCAGTTCTGATTATTTTTTATCACTTTCATTTCCCCCTCAATGTTATACAGCTTTTTAAAATAATGATTCTGCCCCCGCTTTATGCTGTCCAGTTCATCACGGAGATATTTATGGTAATTATGGTTGTCATGTTTCATATTAAGATGATTATAAGTAGCTTTTTCATTTAATCAACAAATCTATTATAATCTGCTTCAATTCATCTAAAGAACCAGCATCTAATATATTCTGTCTTAATATTTCATTTTCTGTTGTCTTTTTATCCAGTATATAAGTGTTAATGTCTTTAGCATTGTGATTGGCTACTACATTGTCAATTATTGTCTTTTCCGATACGGATAACTCTTTATTACAATGTATAATCATTTTTTCTTGTGATTTCATAACTGTTACGCCTTCAATTTCTGGTATTTCGGCTTGCAGTTCATCCCTTAATTGAACTGGAAGGACATCTGTTTTCTTATAATTATAATCAAACCCCAACAGAAAAAATAACGGTATCAATAAAAATAATTTTTTCATATATTCTCCTTATTTAAAATACCCTATAATTGCCCACCTGCAAACAGTAACTGGAGCAGTATCAGAATACCATTCAAGTTGCTCGTTATCATCAATAGGGCAACTAAATTGCTCTATTAAATATGTATTACCAGATGCTGTTTTGAACATAGAAGAATTGGTTGCTCCTTTTTTTCTGAAGTATATTGAACGAGTTGCGGTATGCAAATTATAAATATGAATTATAACAGCCTTTGCACCATCAGGTACCCCGGCATCCGTTGAATAAAATACTGTATATGAAGTCGGTGGTGAAGTAGAATCCACATCGGCGTTATAGGCTCTATCGAGCATGTGTGGATAATCTCCGTCTAATGTCCCCGCCACCGTCACCGTAGAATCGCTATCACTGAAATTAGCGTCGCCTTCCACTACGATAGCCGTGAAAGTCGTTTGATTATTATTAAAATGCCAATCTCCTGTAATTACTTCATCGTCTGCTTTCGTGCAATCCCCTGCCCCTGCTGGAGTATTCCATATCGGTACTGTGCCAGTTTCCAAATATTGCCCAGCAGTGCCTGATGAAAGAGCAACCCATTTAGTTCCATTATAGTACATGAGGTCGCCTGCTTTTGACCCTATTCCCATTAAGGCAGTGGTTATATTAACGGAGGCTATGTCAAGTTGGAAAGCAGTGCTATCACTCTTTGTGGCGGATAAAAATGTATTTGTAGAATCCACTCCATCCCACCTGTCGCTATCATAAGCCTTCCATGATGGTGTTGTCAAATTTACTTGAAAATACGTGCTGTCGTGGGAATCTAGTGTATCAGCGTTTAATCCACTCCCACTTCCGGCACCGGAAATATTAGTTACAGGTAAAACTAAAGAATAAGAAGAAACATAGAGATTATATGTAGACGTAGAAACTCCCCCAACTTGAAAGGAATTTCTTACTCTAACACTCTCATGTATCCCATCAGTTGTACTATGTTCTATTGCAAAAGCAGTTCTGGCAGAATTAAAATCATCTTTAGCTGAACCAGTAGGAACTGCTAGAGGCCAACCTGCGAATCCTATGGTTTTGAAAGAAAGAAAAAAAAGTAAAATAAATATAAGTTTTTTCATCTACTTAACTCCCTTAAATAATTTGGCGGAAAAAAAAGTATTTACATTGCCTGTTAAATTTATAGACGTGATATTTGAGGATGTGTTCGACCATTTACCAACCATATTATTTATGAGGAAATTATCCTCAGTACTATGTATTCCAGAATATTTTGCGATAATTGCTCGTGGTTGTCCTGTTTTCGCTCCGATCCAACATTCAATCAAATGTTGCTGTACATGAGTTGTAAAGCGTATTTGCGTATCCGCTGTGGTATAGTATACAGCATGTTCAGCTACTGCTCCGAGTCTACCAGATTGGTGAATAATAGTGGAGTAATTATTGCCAGAATCAGCATTGAAACGAAGTTCTATAGTTGCGGTTGCGGTTGCTATACCGTTAATAATTAAATGATAAAACAAATCCGTATCACCATCCAATCCAGTGAACGATCCCAAACTTGTACGACTTCCGACTAGCTTCAAATAAGTGCTCTCTAATGCAGCATCTTTTAACGGCGGTGCTCCCGAATCGCCATTAGCCATTGCAGTATGGTTTGCGTGCATTTGATTAAGTTTTGTGGAACTAACTGGTTTTTCTTCAAAAGCCCAACTAACATCCGTCCAAGTCATATAACCTCCTAAATTAAAGCATAATCGGAATCATCTAGTCCGATATTTGCGTTATCTAATTCTGACCATCTGAAATATATTGTAAGAAATCCATAAATCATTCCTTTGCCATCCATTGGTTGGAATGATATTTTTTTAATTTTCAAATACTGACTAGACCATCCTAAAAAGGATAAAGTCGAAATTAAACAGATACCAAGCTCAAGTTTAAGTGTTTCTAAAGTACCGGAAAAAGAAAATTCCTCATAAGGATCCTTAGTTTTCGCAAGTTTTCTTTCAGCGAAATTAGTAGCGGACCCGGAATCATGGTGCCATACATAACCAGCTTCATCGGTATCATAGACGCCATAATTGGTCTGCGAAGCAGTATCCTGTACCGTAACCGAACCATCCCAAACCTTAGTGGAAGGGGTATATCCATAACTCACAAGATACTTATTGATAACATCTGAACGTTTGAAATCTATAGACGGGATTTCTGTAATTTTGTTAGAGTTAAAAGTTTCGGGTGTTCCTGAAATTTCTTCAAGCCACATTGAGCATACTACCTTCCCTTCCCCATCAACATAGATGGTCGAATTCGTAAGGAAGGCAATTTTTTTTAAGGCTCCTTTTATGGAACTACCTTTAAATTCTGCTTTTAAATTATATCCAATTGAGGCGCAAGTTGTTTTCCATTCAGCCCATTTAGTGTAATCTATATCTGGATTTGAAGCATCTGCTGTGGAGGAAAGCCCTCCATAAGTAGTTAGGATGCTCCAGACCATATCCGCAGGATTCCAGACGCTTGTATAAAAATCTAACGGGCTACCGGAAGTTCCTAAAATCTTTTCAAAAGTGTAGCCTGCTTTATCCCTGAAAACCAACGTTACATTAACTCCGCTATAACTTACGTCTTCAAGTCGGCCTCTGAATAAATAGTATGCCCCGTCTCCCCATGTAAGGTTATCCCATAAACGATTATCCCACAATCCCATACCGAACCCTATTCTTACTGAACCTTCCTTTGTTATCCAGGAGGATTTATTGGCTTTGATAGTATTAAAAGTTCCGTCTGTATTGCTTAGTGTGATAGAGATATTCCCTGCAACAATATAGTCAGCATCTCTGGATATAGGAGAAACAGAGGCAACATAATGGCTATAATCTGTTCCATTAAAAATAAAATAGACTTTCGGTTCGGATTCCTGTGCTTCAAGTTGGCTTTTTATATAAGCAGAAATAGCCATTATACTTGCTCCAGATACAAAGTTCCTTTAAAGAAAGTTTCCCATTCTATGCCTGAGAACTCAAGTAAAGGGCGTTCTGTGTTAACAATCTTAATACTGTATTTTGTGGCGGGTGAATTGACTAAATCTGGATAGAAATCTAACAAGGTAATAGAATCCCACCATGTATTAATTTGGTCGCTTTTGTACTGTTCAAGAAAAACAATAGGAATTTCCCATGAAAGTTTTTTGAAATATTTATAAACATATAATGATCCATCAATAGCTCTTTGAGTTACTCGCCTAAAAACATCGGGTTTACGATAACCCAATGAAGGGTCAAATTCTATTTCCGTGCTAGTATAAACTAACTTCATTACAGCCATTATACTTGTACCACTGTTTCCATTTTACCTTCCCGTGCCAAGAGTTTGAACGCATCAAAAATCTTAGTTTCAACAATATCTTTAATCTGAGACGGACTGGCTTGTCTGAAATCCTCAAGAGTTGTAACTCCGGGAAGTTGGATATTTATATTTGATATATTTATCCCGCCAGTTCTCCCTAATTTATTCAACGGTATAACCGCTTCCGGCCCGGCTTCACCTACTATCCCAAGAGTTGGTTTAGTTACTATTCCACCCTCAGCGAATTTAGCGATAGCCGCTGAAGCTGCCGCCGCTGCCGCTAACCCAAGAACAAGTCCAACAAAGGGTATCCCAGCATAAGCACTTACAGATTTCGCTCCTGCTTCTGAGGTAGACGTGGCTTTAGTTAAAAGGGATTCCTCTATTTTCTTAGCCATTATTTTTTCAATAACACTTGAAGTTGTATTGAGTATGCCTGTCATTAAATGTTTATGAATATTAGCCATGTCTTTTTCACCCGAAGCCATCATCTTGAAAGCTCCAACAAAATTAGTTGCGATACCGCTTGCGACTTCTTGATTTATTGTGGCCAATTCTTCGGCCCTTAATTTGGAGGCATCAAATTGTTCTATTTCGGCTTGTGCTCTTAATTCTCTTTGTTCCTGTTCCAAATCCCATAACATGCTTTGGAGTTCAATAAAATGTTCTGTCTTTGCTTCACCTGTTTCTTTCAATAATTCGAGCTCAGCTTCAGCCTCGGCAATCCTATCTTGAAGCGTAATTTCCCCGATTTTAATTTTATATTCCCTGAGTGCATCTGCATATTTCTTACTTTCTTCCAGTGCTTTTTCTTCATTCTTTACTATCGTGTCGGTTTTCTTTTTATGCACACCGGCGGAATATCCCCATCCGTCAACTTCGCCTTTAGTCATTTTTTCAGAGGATTCAGCAATTTCCTCAAATGCTTTCTTTGCCGTTTCCGTCATCTTTGCAGAAGAATCCCTTGATATTTCTACTAATTTTTTCCAATCCCGATTCCATATAGCAACCAGAATTTTCGTCCCTGTGACTAAAGAATTAACAGCTAGTGATATCGCCGAAGCAACACCGACCGTTACCTTCTGAACCAAAGGCAATATAGGTTTTATTGCTTCTATTATATCTATGATACCGGGGATAAGTGCTTCACCGATTTTTTCGGAAACATCGCCTATAAGATTACGGAATTGGATTAATGGCCCGGTTCCTTTCTTTGCTACCGCTTCGGCTTGCCCGCCGAAGCGTTTTTCAAGTTCACCTAAAACATAATCAAAACCTTCCGCTTCAAATGTGGTAGCATCAAGTTGAACTCCGTATCTTTGTAACATCATTAAGTTACCAGCAGCAGCTTTACCCAAATCGGTTGCAGCAGCTACAACATCTTTACCCATAGCCGTAGCCCAATCAAGAGTCGCCTCTGTAGCACCTTCAAGTTGTTCTGGCATGACTCCCAATTGTAATAACATAGCTTGAGCAGCTATAATTTGTTCATCACCGAATTTGGTAACTTTTTGAAGAGCAGCAGCATGGTCGGTAATTTGTTTCGTTACTTCTTCGTTTTCAATGCCGAGAGTTCTTAGAACAGCATTAAGTTTTGCAATAGCTTCTTCTTGTTTACCGTAGGCTTTAATTACAGTGGATATGGCCTTAGTAACCCCAGCAGCCATTATAAGATGTGGTAATGTGATAAGTTTTTTGACAGAACCCTTTATCTTCTCACCCATAGTTTTAACTTGGGCTGAAGCCTGATCTTTAGCTTTAATTACAATTTCTAAAACATTTTTTGCCATCTATTCTCCTAAAAATAAAACCCGACCTCTTGCTACAAAAAAACAAGAAGTCGGGCTTCCTTCTGCCTCCACTCAACTTCCAATATTTAATTTTTTTAAAAACTAAGGCGCTAAAGTATTGTTTGATAAAAATAATTTAAACGGATACTTCGCCGTAGAATCATATTTTATTTTCATTGTCGCGCCCACAACAATACGTCCCGGTCCCGCCACGTTTATTGGATATGCCGTAAAACGAACACGTGGAAAATAAAACGCAAACCAGTAATCATGGTCGCCGGTTATCGCTGCGCCTCTGAAATATAACAGCATTTCCTTAGTAGTCCAGCCGTCATAATAAGCCCATTCGGTTGTATCGTCAACGATCATTGTCGGTGATAATGTTCCGACCCTGTACGCATCGGCATCTATTCTGCCGATATCTTTTGAGTTATTAAGTAATGGTATAGGAATGAGTCCATTCTCAAGAGTCATACTCAGAGTCTCAATTTTATTGCTTGCACTGAAAACTTCAAAAGTATCATCAACAGCAGGCGCTGTTATAAGAGTATCTTCAAAAGTCAGTATATCCGCTGTATTTGATTTAATTTTTACAATCTGGTCTTTACCTGTACCGGTCTTAATCCAGCATAAATCACCGATATGAGCATTCGCTGTAAATGCTCCGGTATCGGTTAGAGTCGTTGTAGAACCCGCTGTTGCTACGCCGGTTACAGCGCTTCCTAATGCTATTACTGACTGGTTCCACCGGAAGGGTTCCGTATCTGGCATAGTCGGGGTTGTATCGGCTAATAAAGTAAAACCCTTACCTATTAAAGAAGCGGTGAGTTTGAGTATCTTATCGCCTACTCCATAGGAAAAAGCCAACGTATTTGCCACACATCCATTATATTGAAAGGCAGGTGTTGCCCCTGCTAAGTCCCGGTGAATTTCAAATGTATATGGCGGTAATACGCAGTTCTCTGGGCCTGTTCGGATTTCGTATCTGGAAACTGTGGTTGGAGTCGCCGACCACGCTGCTACTGTAATTGTGGTTTCAGTATTATCCGTTATAATTCTCCAGTCCCCGGCACCAGGGCCAGCATAAATATGTACCCATCTTCCTATATGTTCATCAATCGTCCATGCTTGTGTGCCGTCTGTCAAAGTCGTGGCATCCCCCGCCGTTGCAATAGAATCGTATAATCTTATCTTTGATTGCGGTGTGAATACATGAGTATAGCTTCCAGTATTATTAGTCGTTATGGGAGCGCCATTCCAGCTACGCATAAAATAACTCAATGCTGCCGGGTGGACTTCGGTAACGATATCGCCTGCCACAGTATTTCCACCCTCATAACTGACTGGTTCATCTCGTCTAGCGTTTTGTGCTGTAGAAATGAGTTCTTCAATACTTTTACTAAGGGTCTCGCTGACTATTTTAAGGTAATCAGTCGCCCCTACCGGAGTCCCCCAAATTACTTCTTTGGCTATACCCGCATGACTAAGTTGTCCGTGTGCTCCCATTATTTACCTCCCTTATCTTTTACGATTTTAGTTTTCTTTTCTTTAACTTCCTTTATTTCTTTTCCCAAGCCCTGACTAATAAGTTGATTACCCAGCTCCTCGTTCACAATTAGTATATCGTCTTTCTTTACTAAACCCTGGTCAGGTAAAATCCTGTTATCGCCTATCCATTTTATTTTCACTTTGGCCTCCCGTTTATTTTTTAGTCGATTTTCTTCTTGTATTTTTCTTCGCTTTCGGCTTGACTAAAACAGTCGATTTTTCTTCCTCGACTTTTTCCGCTTGATTCTTTTCTATAAGTCCTAATCCTGTTTCGGTATTAACATTTAAAATCAAACCTTCCCTAACATGTCCTATTCCCGGCAATACTCTTGTTTCTGCTAACCATCTTATTTTCATAAAATCCTCCTAATACTGTATCTCGCTTTGCACTTCCAATAAAATTTCACAGTAATGGCAAAGCACACTTCCGAACATTCGCAATTCCGATATAGTAACTTTCGGCGGTTCGGACATAACTACAACTCCGTCTAAATCCGGCAACGCCCTGAATGTATTACAAACAGTTTCGTTAAAATCTTCAAAAGTGATCTGCGATGAATTAGCGTCATCGAATCCATAAAAATGTCTTAACACAAAAGCATAAGTTCTGTAATTCGTTCTTGATGTCCCTTCTTCCTCGTCAGCGTCCCGCATCTGCATTACCCAGCCGTCGATCTTGTTTGCAGAAGTTTTAAATAAACTTATAAAATCAGCCCATTGTGAGGCATAGCGTTCTCTGTTATAGACTTTCCCTATTCCGGTAACTCCCGATAGCACTGTTTTTATCTTCGTTCTTATCGTCGATAAACTCATCCGCCCAGCCTTTTGACTATTCTGTCTCTGGCTTCGCCTAGAAGTTTCAAAATCGTACCCTGCTCCTGCTTAAAAGTATTTTCAAACATCTTCCAGCCCTTTGTATGGGGCGGAGCAAATCCCCTGTTCTTAATCGCCCGGGCTATCAAAAAAACCGACTGTCTTATGCTTCTGCCTTCTTTCGGTGATATCCCTTTCTTAACAAACCAGTTTTCTAAAGCTTCGAAATTAGGCCATTTACCTGTTTGCCTGCCATGTTCTATTGGTAAAGCATATTTAGACGGTGTTCCCACTCTGCCATAAATTTCTAATGCCTTGCCCTCGATAGCAGTTGTAATCGAGTTACCTAAATCCTGCTGAAATACCGGTGTCTTTTCAAAGACCTTTCCGTGTAAGTGCATTACACTGGCTTCAAGAGATTTCCGCATTTCCGTCTCATAAACTTCCGGCGCACGTTTTGCGAGCTTCCAGAAGTCGCCTTTAAATGAAGTCGTAATCGAAAAAGGCTGTCCCATCTATCTAAAATCGGGATCGTGCGTTAAATGCCTGCCATTCCATAAAAAGCCCGTATCAAATTCTTTTATCATAACAGCTGCTTTCATCGGTTCTCGTTCGAATACATGGTCTAAATATTTCTTTAGATGTTCTTTTGCCCTTGCAGCATACATATCTGTTTTTGTTCTGTAAGTCACGACGTCAGCCCCAATCGTAGAATCGCTATGCTGTGCGTATCTGTTAGCCATAGCCATGAGACACAATGAGGCAGCTAGATAACAAAACACTTGCTCATCATCGGCGTATACAGTAGAGGTTGATCCATTCACCGTATGTGGTGCTGTATATCTCAAAATAAATGTCTGTGCTGCGGAAGGTGTGTCTTTTAAAAACCGGAGTTTTTTCCCGCTTTCGGTTTCATGTATTATCCAATCTTCAAAAGGAAGATACTCGGGTATCTGATATCCCGCCGGGTATTCGATATCTCCTATCACTCCAGAGAATTCCTCGATCCAATCCGAAGGTAAAGAATAATCATAGTTGCCGTCGCCTGAATATTCTTTGACCTTTTTAAGCGGTCTGTCTTTGCTATACGTTGACAATGCTGAAGTTATGAAACCATCTACCTCATTGCTTTTCAGAATATCCGCATCATCCTGAATAATCTCATCTACTATTGCGTTAAATGTACTCAGGTTGCTCATCTATCTAATTACTAGCATAATACTCAGCGTTACATCTTTATAATGTTCAAATGTCCATTTCTAGGGGTTACGCTCTGGCCAGCCGCATCTGTATTCCTAATCCATACCTCAACAGTATCCCCAGCGGAAAAAGTAACTAAACCCGACATACTCACACTGTGGTAGGTTCCTATATCATTGATTTCTTGAGAAAGAAAAATTCCCAGATTTCCATCCAATGGTTGTGCATTATTCTTGAAAATAGCCATTTGATAATTTTGAGTTTTGGCTGTTGCACACATAGAAAGAGTACAAACAACAAAATAATCTCCTCCTGTAATAATTTCTATATGGTCTTCTACTACAGAAGGAGTAACTCCATAAAATGGTGAAGTGTCTTTAAATACTGTTATTTGATAAAACTTATTTTGAGTTGTAAGAGTAATTGCAGTTGTATTTGTACTGCAAGAAATCCCGCCACGAATATGGTTATAAACATTTAAAGTCTGCCATCCAGAACCGTCTGTTTTATTAGTGCTGGATGTTGAAAAATATACTTGATTATCTTCAGTGTCATAGTATAAAGAACCTTCAGGCATATTGTCTTTAGGTGGTGCAGAAATAGGATTAAGATTTAAAACATCCTTAATTTTTACAGTGGTAGAAACAGCACTTACATTAAACGAAATATTTCCGCCTGTTTTACCATTTGCTATACAGACATCATCCCCATCACAACCTAATTCCCTTGTTCCATCGCCAAAAGAAAGTCGGGTTCCAGCAATGTTAAAATCAGTTGAAACTCTTACTGCATATTCTGTTGGTCGCCAACTCAAAACTGCTTTTTCACTCGACCCCGTGAAAACAAAACTTGAAGCTAAAACTTTGTAATCGGAAGCATCTACGTCGCCTGTAAAGATTGCTCCCGTTGAACGGATTATACCATTTACATCCAATCTATATGAGGGCGCTGTTGTGCTTATGCCGACATTACCGCTTGAAGCCTCGCCAAATAATAATATCCCCTCATTGCCCAATTCAATATCGCAATCTGCACTATTTCCTAATTCAAGTTTATCTTGTATATCATCCTCAGTTGCGTAAATAAAAGATAGACCTCCGGCTAAAAGTCTTGATTTATCGCCTGCGTTAAATTCCCAGTAAGTATCAGCATCACCCACATGATAGAGTTTTTGTGCTGTGCCCAAATCACCAGATACCTCGGTCGTAGTTGAAATAGTTATTTTACTAGAACCGTAACTTAAATTCTCAGTCGTTCCAAGATATAATTCATTTCCCTGAGCATGGACATCTCCAGCAGTAAAAATATTTTTCGGACGATTTGCTCCACTAACTCCTATATCACAAGCATTATCATATACAAACGCAACTACCTGGCTATGTATATCAAGAACACCTGTCAATACCGGGGATGTATTATCATCATCAACTGAAATTCTTAAATAAGGATCGGCTCCCTGAACAAGATGCAATTCGGCTTCTTCCTCTACTCCGCCGTCATCCCCTCGGAGATACAGACTTCTTGAATTGACATTAGTTCCCGTATTGTCTAATATCGCATCTCCAGTTGAAATAATACCTGTAGACCTAACTATTCCATTTACGTCTAATCTATAACTTGGCGTGTCGGTAGATATACCTATATCTCCACCCTGTTGAAATGTCATTACACAAGAAGTAGATGTGGAGTAATCATAAACACATAAATCTTCTGTATTTGCTTTCCTGACTATACTCCAACGATTTGCTACCCCTGATCTAAAAAGGAGGCTAGTAACACTATCAGCAGGAGCTGAAAATAAAATTGATGTGCTACTATCAGGATCTATAACTTCAAGGAACCCATCATAGACACTTAATTTATGACTTGGGGCAATAGTCCCGACACCAACTCTGTGATTTACGGAATTAACAAATAGAGAATTGGTATCTACAGTTAAATTTTTATTTAAAATCAGGTTGCCCTGCATAGTATCGCCGGATTTATCTAAACGGTTGGTTTCAGAATATCTTGCAAAAAGATTATTAACGCAGAATAAGAGGCATATTGCAACTATATATTTTTTCATAATATTCTCCTACTTCACGCCGTTCAGAGTCCATTCAAGAGTAGTCCCGGAAGTCAATGCGGAAACATTAAATGTGACTGAACTGGATGTCGGGATAGGGAATGGATTATCTTGTGCTCTATTTTTAAATATATATAAAGTATCTGAAAATCCTCCTGTGGCTACAATGGTGGCATCGCCACTGCAATTAAAGGCATAGTAGCTTAGATTAAAAGCAGTATCAGAAATCAATCCCGTGGATGATGTTTTTCCAACATTTACCGCAAGAGTTTTATCTTTCAGATAACTTGAAATAACAGTTGTAGTTCCGCCATTAACAGAAGTGGCAGAAGTTTTAATCATTCCCAAACTAGCGTCATAAACATCATCAAGTATATCTTGCACATCATAATCCGTCGTGGTTGCTGTCTGCGTTGAACCTGTTGAATCCGTCCAAGTCAAGCCTAGCGTTGGTATGGATATTAGTATTAAAATTAAAAGAATTTTCCTCATGTTCTCCCTCCGATTATTTACAAAAAATATTTGCTGAGAATGTTACTTTAGGGGTAGCCGTTCCAGCTACTGTGTAAACTATTCTCAAATATCCGATCCAACCTTTTTGTGCATGGCTCAAAAATCTTGCTGGCAATGTTCCTAAATCTGAGGCTGTAATTTGTTCTTCTTTGAATACTGTCCACCATCTAGCGTCAGTTTTTGTAGCATCAGGACAACATTGAAGCGATACATCTAATGTGGGTGTGCCTGAAAAGGCAGTGACTTCAAGGGCTATCATGGCGTATTCGTAAGAACGTGCGTTGATATAATTAGACGAGCCCGAACCCTCACTGCGTTGAGCCGAAGCCAGTATCGGTTGGTCGGTAGGTTGTTTATATGACATATTTCCTCCCATAAAGATTAGCCCCGCCCTAAGAACGGGGCATTAATCTAAATTATCTTACAGTCCAACTGATAACTCGCCAATTATTATTTGCACTATCATTAACAAGCCAGATACAATCTTTGTTTGACGTTGAAGTCACACTTGTCGTTCCGTCAACTGTATCTGAAGAATCACCATTAGGAGCGACTGTTAATGTCTTGCCTTCCGTGACAAAATTTTCAAAGATGACCATTTGACCTGAAGTTATGCTAGTCGAAACTGGCATTGTAAAAGTCGCTTCGGTTGTTTTTGTCATTCTGATTATTTTGCCAATATCGGCACTCGTGACAGTATAACTGTCTGTTTTAGCAACAAAATCAAATGCTATGTTTTCAGCATTTACATTCCCGACTGCATCGGTGATGGAGATATCTCCACTCCCCGCTTTTATTTGTCCAGCAACATCAAGCGTAGTTCCCACACCAAGTGTCGTTCCCACACTTGCAGATTTTGTTATAGTAGCAGTATCAAATGTAACATCATCGGAAGTCTGCACCGCTTGATCCATTGCATAACATTCTACTTGTCCCTGGCCAGTATTAATTGTTGTAACTGTTACCGTATCGAACGTAACATCGTCAGTAGTTCTTACAGCCTGGTCCATCTGATATATTTCAGTCTCAGCTATTCCTGACGTGATTGTTCCGCAAGTCAAAAGATTCGTAGACGTAACAGACGAACCCGTAATCAATCCCGACGAAGTTAATGCTGCATTAACTGTCGTTGCACCATCTAGCCGAGTAGGACCATCCACCTCAGCGGTACCAGGAACATAGATATCTCCTGCCCCGGGAGTAACGTCAGCAGTAGCTTTCTGTGCTTCAGTTGCAGTCGTAATACCGTTTGGTGAATCGGATGTAGCGATAACGAACACAGAGGATAGCATAATTATGCCAATTCCCAAAATAAGTTTTTTCATTTTTAACCTCCTATAAAAGGGGGAAACAAGGATTACTCATTTCCCCCTAGTTAACCTAATTATACTGAAGTACCTTCGTTTGCGTAGATGCCTTTATTCTCAATGATTTCCAGTCCATATTCAAATCTCACTTTATAGCGGATTCTGTCATTCGTGAATACTTCACCGAGAGCTGGCTGATCCTGCAATACAAGTACCGGTGTCCTCTGGTTATCCACATACCCGACTTCTATCATGTCAATCTGTGTCTTATCCGCTGTCAAATACCAGTAATACTGGTAAGTGGAACCAGCGATATAAGGACAATAGATCGGTTTCAAATCCCTGTGGATATTTATTTCATTCTCATTATTATCAAAACGTTTCTCACTCTTTAACGCATCAATTATGTGCTGAAGTTTTGAACCGTAGATAATATATTTAGCTTCCAATCCAACTTGCTCATCATCATTCTTCGCTGTAGAAATTTCATATTTAGTTGTAGCGTCGGGTTGTGTAGTAATTGCAGCAAAGGTCAATTTAGTTGCCGTATTACTAGCGATAAGAGACATTTGTCCTGCTCCTGTTCCATAAACCAATCGCACATAATAACCTGCAAACTCGTTTACAGTCCAAGCTTTCGATGAATCAGAAAGAGTCGTGGTTGCATAATCACCATCTGCTGTTCCAGAATCCTGCGCTGCGCCTCTTTCTTTCTGTTCACGTATCCCCGTCTTTGCTGTAGTTATATTATCATAACCACAAGCACTAGTGGAATAGTTTCCAAAAAGCGTAGAGAATACAGTTGAATTTGTCGGCGTATATGTGCCATTCGCTAGAAGCAAACTAGCAACATCTCTCTCAAGAGTTCTTCTTGAAGCCCTGCCTATCATTGAAGGAATGCGTCTTACTAAATTTAAGTCGTCATTCTTCAAAGTTTTCCTGCTTACGCTTACATACCCGCCTTTGGTTGCCGGCGTATAGGTCGCTTCCTCGTCCTTCGGCTCATAAAGATCGACATATGCTGCGTCTTCCGTTATAGCCGGAAGGGTAGAATACCCGCCCCACTTCACTCTCTCTTGCTGTTTGAAATTTGTCACAGGTACTTCTGTAACAATGGGGTCAAACGCAAAAGGTTTTACTTTAAACTCTTTTACGAGTTTGCGAGTCATAGACGTACCTAAAGCATAAGTAAAATCAGCGGTAGTTATCGCTTCGGTAAGCCTCCTTGTATGGGTCATTCTGTCAATATTGCCAGTTATATTCGGGTCTTCTGGGTGTGCAACACGATATGCTTCTTTCAAGCTAGTGAATCCGGGAATATTCTTCATATTCTCAGGTACTTCAGCGTCGTCATCTACCATTTTGTCCATTGCAACCTGAAATTTGTCTCCCTCATCCAGAGTAACTTCAACACGACTCTGCCCAAGTCCTTTGACATTACCGGACTCGGAAAGTTTTGCTAATACATCTTTTTCAATCTTGATTGCTTCCTGTAGTTCATCTTTCTTGAAGATTTTATCAGCAAACTGTTTTCTGATTTTTTCTTTTACCGGTTCAAGCAGCTTTGCTTCCGCAAGAACTTCGGAAAGAATCGCCTGACTTTTCGCCAGTGCATTTTCTCTCTCCATCTTCGCTATTGCTTCTTTCATCTCCTTCATTTCCTTTGAATCTTCTTTCTTTTCTTCCGGCTTCTCTTCTTTCTTCTCTTCTGGTTTTTCGTCTTTCTTTTCCTCTTCAGACGCTTGTGTTTTTGCGGGATAAGGATATCCGTACTTTTTTAATCTGGCTGATAAGTCTTTCAGAACAGCCAGTGCTTTAGCGTCTTTCACAAGTTTAAGAAGTTTTTCTATTGCGTCAGCAACAAAACCTTCTTTTAAAATCTCCTCCACCTTGCCATCAGCGACAGCGGTTTCCATAAGAACTACAAACTGTTCATCTGTGACATTTTCAGAATCAATGCCTTCCACTAGGTCGGCGTGTTTCTCTTTCAACATTTCAATCAGTTTCTTAATGAAATTCATCTCATTTCCTCCTTCATTCATACTTGCAACCAATCGTAAGAATCCGCCTCCGGCAGCCTCGTTTGTTACGGGGTCAGCCGAAGTCAAATTATTTATTTCTAATACTCTATCTATTTCTCTACCATTAGAGATTTCTCTTTCCACTTTTCCGCCACCGTCAATGGATATACCCAACATTTTTTCTTTCCCGTGTTCCCAAGTTTCTTTCAGGAAATCTTTTAACCATTGCGCAGTCGCATGAAATGTTCCCAATACACCTTCCTTAACTTCCCCGTTTTCATCTTTAAAATTTCCATATCGGATATTGTCATACCATCCAGCAAGATTTTTTACGAAACCCTGTGGCATAGTACTGCGGGCAAATTCAGGAAGATGGTTAAAGACTTTGCCTTTGAATTCATAAGCAAAGGCTTTCAAATTCTCAAAAAGCGGTAATGCTTTCTTGAGAACCTCTTTAGAATAAAACTTGTTGTTCTTAGACAGACCAGGCTGAATGATTACAACGTCCCATTCCCTACCTTCTTTGTCTTTAGACTCAACAAGTCGGAACACACTAGAAGTTTTAATAGAATTTTTCATAGATAAAAATAGCCAGCAAAATCAATGTTGACTTCGCTGGCTACTTTAAAATTTGGCTGGCTAATGTCTAATATTTAATTTTTACGAAGGCTAATATATTACTTAAATATAATAACAAATAAAAAACAATTTGTCAAGTCCCTAACTGTTCAGCACAAGTTTTCCACTATGAGTCTTAATAAGTTTATAAGTACGTTCCCCGCATTTAAGTTCAATTGGGAATTCCGAATCTTCAATGTCAAATCCTTCAGTTAGTTTTTTGCCAGGCAGAATCCCTTTTGAAAATACCCATATTTCGGAAGCCGGATCGGTTCTTCTCATTACCCAACGTCCTTTTAATTTTTTCCCTTTAAACTCAAAATGCGAAAACATCGGTGTATCTTCTATCCAATTAACTTGGCCTGAATCTATTATTTCCATGTATGCTGGAATCTGTTCATTTGGATTTCCATATTTTAAGCCACCCTTATTACCCGTATATAAATTCTCCCACTGATCTAACCATGCCTTTTGACCTGTTTTAAATTTAGCGAAAGTTTCTTTTGTTTCGATGCGAGTTCCTTTCTTGTCTTCAACCAGATATTTTTTATCTAATTGTTTTAAAACTTTTATTTCTTTGAGTTCAGCGTCTTTCGCCGGGATACTCCCCTCAAAGTTTAACCATTCTTTCGGTTCTTTTCTTTCTGGAGTTTCAAGAGTCGCCTGCTTGCGTCTGGCATTTACACTCTCTTCAACTAATGGGTTGCCCCATGATTTACCACCGTATAAATTCCATTCATCAGGAAACTCCTCTCCAATATCTATTAATAAATCATGGTGCGAATCGCTTGCTGGTAGCTCTCGCACAACCTTCGGCCCCATCCACCAGTGAAAACGAATCATAAATTTTCCTGTCTTTTCTCTCAATGATTCTTTAATTTCTATCGGTCTTGCTTTTATTTCTTTACGTTCAACCAAATCATTGAAAGCCAAATCAAGACGTTTCATTCTTTCTTTTGGTTTCAAGCCTTTCGCCCACCAGCGATATTCTTCTTTAATCTTTTCTTCCCATTCTGGCGGTAATGCTTTCTCTCCCTCTTTCGGGATATAATCTTTTTTAGTTCTGCCACGTTTGGAAATGATATAGGGTAACTGTTCTTCTGTCATCCATGTTTGCCACTGTACGCCAGCTTTCGGAGGTTTCTTCCATTCGGGTCTTACCCCAAGCAGACGTTCGACCATTCGCCCTTTAAAATATTTCATATCCAAAAAGAATTCTTTGAAGAAAGGTTTCTGTACTCCGGGATATGTCAACCCTTCGTCCATAGTTATAAATGTTCCCCACTCAAATTTTGTGGCGCCCACCGACTCTGGTGGGTATGCAACTTCTCTGATGTTTAACCAAATCAAAGGCTGACTGGCTTTCGGAACTATTACTGCTTTCTTTGTCGGGTCCATGTCTGGCCGGAACTTGCCTTTCTCTAATAACACTTTATTCCATTTCTTACCCTTTTCAATTGTATCAACTTCTTCTGTAATGAGTCCAGCAGGGGCATTCAGAATTGTTTCACCTTCTAGATTCCCGTTTTGTTTTCTTCTGAAATCCAAATGAACAGACTTGCCTCTGAAATGATTCACCATGATAGCATAGTCTTTCGGGTAATCTTTCGGGTCTCTTCGTTTGCCACGTTTAACCGCTTCGGCTTCGGCAAGATGTAGCAACTCCACAGGCGGGTCAAAATGCTCTCGTTCAATATCTTCTGCTAACCATTTATAAAATTCTAGTAGTTCTTTTTGGCGTTTGAGTTCTTTTATTTCTATCATTTTATTGCTCTCCTGATTTCCGCCTCATCTGCATTGTGATGTTCTTGCATAAACTCAATATATTTTTCTATGCTTTCAATTGAATCTATTTCGGAATATTCGGGCGTTAGACTTTCATATAAAGTTTCGCCTTCTTTAGTTATACGTTTGACTTGTAAAACTTTATTTTTCCTAGCACGATTTAGAACATCAGTAATAGTATCGGTTTCTTTTGGTACTGCCATTTCAACGTTTTCCAAAACAATAAATCTTGGCGCCCATGCCGATACCGAAACCGTTCCTGTCTTTTCATCTTTAATAAAATTAAATGTCTCAAACTCAATAGCGATCGTTTCGCCAACATCAAGTTTTGTGTCCGTATTAAAACTTTTCCCGACTTCAATTAGTTCTTCGCCTTTGACTTCAGCAAGATTCTTTTCTTCAACATTGTAATCTTCCGGGTCTATACCGTATCTGTAATTAAATATCGTCGGTACTTTGGTTGTAATACGTTCAATAACTTTACCGAATATCATTGCATTATTGTGGAACTTAATCCAGCCATCTCTTGACCTGCCGTCAAGGTAATATTTAGAATCTGATTTTTTGCCAACGTTCCCCTCACTGGCTATTTTCCACCTGACTTCTTCGGTATGTTTACGAAGTTCTTTTTCAGAATGTGATAATAAATTCGGCACAAGATTATATTTCTTTTTCAAGTCGGGCACATCCCATGTGGATTGTGGTATACCTATTTTCTTTAGAGCTTCCTGTCTAGCACTTTCAGTTTCTTTATGTAAATCCTTTCCGTCAAGATATAAAATTGTATAGACATTAGAAACTAAATTAGAATCATCCGCTGGAGTTTTAGCGTGAATGTATCCGGCCGTTGCTTCACGAGGCCGATGAGATTTATTGTCCCACGCTTCAAGTTCCGCTTCAATAAGTATCTGTTTAAAATTAAGATTCCATATTTGTTCCTGATGCTGCGGAAGTCTATCGGTTATCAGTTCGCCATCCTCACTCCAGATTTCTATTTTCTTTTTCGGTTTATCGGCAAATACTAGAATCCGCATTCCATCATATTTCTTTGAAGAGAAAATTCCGTTCTTATAATCTTCCGGCATAAACAAGGAAACAAAAAAATCTACTGTCATCCTCTCATTCGGTTTAGCTGCTCTGGTCGGTTTCATTCCCTGATAAAACCTGAACATTCTAATCTTATCTTCTACCCTAGAGTCTTTCATCATCTTTAAAACATCTTTCTCAGTTGCACGGGGTTCCTGTTCCTGTAGAGCCATTTTCAAAAGTTCTCTTTCGGATGGCGGAATCATTTCTACTTTAAGTCTCGCCAGAGGGACATAGTTCGTAAACTTGCCTTCGGGTTCTGGAACAAGATGGGGTAAACTTTCTTTGTCTTTGGGCAACATCGACCGTAGCCTAAAATCAAGTACATTCAAAAGCCTTGAACACTGTGGGCATTTTTCATTTGGTTCTAAATTTACCCAAATATCATTATCGGTTCCGTACCCTGAAACTGCTGTGCCACCTGTCAATGCAAGAAATGGGTCTTTTAAATAAAAATCTTTATCCCAATATTTTATAGCATCTTTCAAAAATGATTTCCCTTTGACGTCTTCTTTGAGTTTAAGCATATCCAGTTCTTCTTTCGGTCTGTGTTCAAGCCCACGTTCTTTCATCAAATCAAGAATTAAAAGATGCGCATTTATTACAAGTTCGTCATCTTTCCGTTTGCCTCTCTGTTCAAAGATTTCATGTATCTCCGCATGTCTCTGGATAAGTTCCATATCGGAAAGTTCAGATAAAACTTTAGCATCAAATCTTTCTGGTTTAAAATCGGATTCTTTTAAATCTTCTCGATTTCCAAATACTCCATCATTCATAGATTCAACAAAATGTGATTTTACCCTAGGTATAAAATCCCGAACTTTATATTGATACTGGTTATCTTTCTTTTCTGGGGAATCTAACCGTATATATCCTATCTCCTTTTTATCGTCTAATACCGAATAGAAATTACCCACAATAAATTTTTTCTCAAGTAATATTTCTTTACCTTTTGCGATTCTTTCAAGGGATTCTGAAACACCTGTTAATTTGATATATTTTTTGACAATCTTATCAAATGCTTTTAAGTATAATTCTTTCGGATTGTCTTTCCAGTTCTCAGGGTGGAATTCTTGTTTGCCCCGTTTAAGGATTTCTTTTAATGCGGGAATAGTAAATTTATTTAGTATTTCAGATTCGGAATATTTGAATTTACCCGTATCTTTCAAAGTAGAAATCCAACTTCCGAATATTCTCCAGTCATCCGCCAGTTGGTCGTTTCGCATCTCCTCTGGCTTGTATGGTAATACTGCTTCTTTCAATCCAAATTTCCTCTTGAGTTCTGGCGATATATTCGGATTTGAATTATCACCAAATTTTTTAGCCGCTTCCCCATCTTTAATTTCCTTTGCAGAATCTATATCATGCCATCCATCACCAGTAGTTGCCCATTTTTTTAAACATCCCTCACAAAACCAAGCATGTGCCCGTCCCTCCGCCCACAAAATTTCATACATAGGAGTTTTACTGCATAACATACAAGTATCATGTCTATGTTTTGCTTCTTTAAGTGGTAATGTATAACAACAAATTCTCATTACGCAAACCTCCCTAAAAACGGCACGCTTGCGCACTCGCAGCCCACCGTATTCTCCGCGCTTCCAGCCGGATCACGTGGGTGCATAAGTTCTTCGCCAGACACAATGAACGGGTCATCAACTTTCTGCACCTGGTCGTGTGCTGCGCGATGGTCTATAATCTGTCCTGAGATAGGAGAACGTCTTGGAGTTTTCCTCGGTTCACCCGGACCACGTACTCTTTCACTTTGCGTTGTTACCCAGCGTTTCATCAAATCCGGTACTTGTTCTTTAGCCTGGTTCATGCGTGCCTGATTCGCCATAGAATATACTCGATTGACTTCTGTTCTTACAATGCGTTCTGTTCTCCATGTAACACCCTTCTTTTCTTTTACTTTAAAAACCTCTTTATCAATCTTTTTCATTGCCTGCCATTGGGTTTCTTTGCCAAGTATAGCATTATTGAGTCTCACTGATATCTTATTAAACATATCCCTTTCTAAATCAAGTATCATATCTGCCGCGTAGCCCTGAGTTATAACCAATAGCTCATCGCTAAGAAGCGGTAAGGCGGTCACTATTTTAGCCGCCTCCAGTGGCTCATCCGCAAGTTTTATACCCAGTTCCCATGATTTGCCCATTTGTTCATTCGTAAGTCCTTGTAATTCTGTCCTATATCGCCTGATCCTTGCAGTTAGTTCATCTTTTATTCTAGGCAAATAAGCTGCGTCCCAGCCTTCAGCAGTTGCAATTGCATTTCTGATATCTCTTCGTACCATTTTAGTAAAATGTAAGGCCTTGCGTGCAGTCTCTTTATTTAGCTTTTCTGCCTGCTTTAGAAGCGCATTCGTTCTTTTAATAAAAGCGTTACGTTCTCTTACTGGCACTTTCTTTTACCTCATCAATAGCTTTCTTCAAATTAGACTGGTTATAATCCTCAACGGATTTCTTTAATAGTTCTTCTTTAATCTTTTCTTTTTCTGCCGGAGAAACTTCCGCACCTAATTGTGATAACAGAAACGCATATACTTTGCTTGCGGTATCATCGGAAATCCATTCCTGTTCGGTAGCGACTTGCAAAGAAGTTGTAACCGATACCAATGCAGTAGCCATTTCCGCAACGTCTTTGCCTACAAGTCGGGGCAAGTTAATAGTAAATTTTTTATTAACATCTTTCGGAAGAACTCCGTGAATAACTTTCTGGTCTATAACGAATCTGAATATATGCGATACCATATACTTAAAATACTTCTGTCTGGATTTGAGCATTTTAAAAGCCGGAGTCCCCATCTCCAGGGCCGTTGCTCTCGTTATGCCTTCACCGCCAGCAAACCAATGCGGTGGAAGTCCTGCCCCGCCGAGTATATGATTTCTGAAAAGTCTTGCTTCGTTTGATGCGTCGGCAGATTCCAGTTTCGGGGTGGCAGCCTGCCATTTTACTTTCTCGTTGTGAGCTCTCATTGAACCGGGTTTAGGTATCTTCTGATTTCTTATCCATTCATCTATCTGTTCATTATTTAATCCTTGAAGTTCAATGTCCCATAAGAAGCTATTCAGTAAATGTGCCCTTTCTCCCCTGTTAAACAAAAACCTTTCGTAAGCATCTATCCAGTCGGCTAATGCCAATAAATCACTTCTACCTCTTAAAGCATTAGAAACTTTGTTTATAGCGAAATTAAAACATTCTCCTATCCACAATCCATAAGTCTCGCTTTTCGGGTCGTTGTCAATGTTAATAGTCTTATAAGTTCTGGATTCAACCCCGAGCCCCTCAGCTCCTCTGGTTTTTATTTCAACAATTTCTTCAACGTTATCAGGATTAGGAACAACTTTCCAGACTAAAGACGGGTCAAGATACCCCATACGGACATGTCCGTTTTCAGGATTCACGAATACGGGATAAAACTGCTCACCATAAATTCCCAGTTCCTTAATCTTCTGTTCTTGTTTTAAATCCCACAGATTAACCGGGTCGTTCCAGAATTCGTCTAATACTTCTTTAACTCTTTTATCTTCGGCTTCATAAGTCAGGCCTTCGCCTATAACAAAATCTTTTGTCATCTCAATTATACGATGCGCTATGGGATTGCGGTCGTACAGATACCAGGCTATTTCCAGCATGCGCTCATGTTTTACCGGCAGTAAATCTCTGTCAACAACTCTTGCAGTCAGGGGTCGCCAATAAATATCGTCTTTATGCCGTTCGTAGGCAGGTATACTTTCCTGAATCTTTTTATCAACATAATTACCGGCAAGTTCGAGACGGTCGCCCTTAACCAGTTTATTATTCAGATAAACTAATTGCTGTTTTTTCGAATCCCATTTAACCTTTTTCCCATCAAGTATAATATTATCCATCCTATCTCCTTTAAATCAACGACCTTCGCTGGTATATATAATCTTCTTCATCTTCCTGATAATTGGAATCTGCCTCAGAATCCAGCCCGCCACAAGCCGGCAGTATTGTTTCTTCTTTCATACAATGATACACCGCACCGGCCACACCATCAGCAATATCTTTTGTAGCGCCTTTCTTATGGTCTACTTTCTTTCCGGAAACCAGTTCAAGATTTTTTAATTCATTCTCAAGAACTCTATTATGGTATGTTTCTACATTGCCTAGGTATATCTGTTCTTTCAATGTATCCTGGACTTCTTTATTGACGTTTAAAAACTCCGCTTCCAACCCTTTCTTTTTCAGCGGCTGATACAAACTCACTGCTAGGTATGTATCATAAGAAACTTTTTTTATTGTGGGGAATCTATCTAATATCAGCAATAAGAATTCCTTAACCCGTTCATAGTCTATCTCGCCTTCTTTAACTCTAAACCTGTGAGCTAGATCGGATATAACTCTATCTCCCACTCTATGTGCTAAACCAATACCAAACCCGCAATTGTTAACCGCCGGATCGAGATGTAAATAATAATCAAATTCCATATTGCCTTTAAAAAATTCTTTAAATGAACCGTCTTGATTAATCGGATTAACCATGCCTTTAGTTTTACCACGTTCAAACATTACTGGAATTTTTTCGGGGTCACGATAATATGCTTCCAGAGACTGAGAAGGTCTGGCCCCGAAATCACGCCAGAATGCTTCGGGATTCTTCTTCAACTCTTTCTGCATGAACGCACAATCAAACGGCAGGTTGGGATTCATCTCCCATGTCGGCAGCCAGAAGCCCAACATTCCATCTATCTTGAAACAATCCTGAAACAACCTCATTATCTTGTCTTCGGTATGTATTGGGGAAGATATTGAAATAACTTTGCCTTCACCTTTAAAAGGCGCAACCGAATGAGTTAGAGCTTCGTATACGGCATCACCGGAAGAACGGCCTTGACTATCAGTAAATCTCGCTATCTCATCAAATAGAACAAGTTTCGGCAACAATCCTACTAAACTGGAACTATTACTATGTCCCGATCTTATTTTAATATTATTCTCAAATTCTACTGTGAATTCCGTATCGGAGGGTTTTCGACTCTGGTAAAAGGGTGAATTGTTTATAATACTCTTTGTTGAAGCGAATATCGTATCCCGGGCCTGGTCTCTGTTGGTAGCAACATTAATTAAAAATATCTCTTTGCCTTTAGGGAATCCGTAATATTCGCAAGGATCGCCTTTATTCCATAACTCTTTTTCTTCGATACAAGTTATAACCCCTGCAAGTGTAGTCTTGCCGGATTTCATCCCGCAATTCAATGCGAGTTCGTTGTATGTCTTTCCCTCTTCCCAGTTAGTTTTCTTTTCTTCACGGAGTTTATTTAGTTTATCTTTTTCTTCATCGGTAAGTTCCAATGAATAAAATGCCTTTAAGATAAGTTTCTGCATGGGGAATAATTTTATATTAAGAAATCGGGAGTGTTCAACAAAGTCTATCGGATTAATATCAACTTCATCTGTATTCCTTACCCGCCTCTCCCAGCGTTTCTTCTGTGCGTCCTGATACCTCTGGTCTATCTTCTCAAGTATATCTAACGGGATATCCATTTTCTTCCATCTGGCTACTGTCTGGCGGGACCGGATATTATATTTATCCATTAACTCATCCCATGTCATCTCTTTTGCGTCTTTTTGAAATGAGAGTATTGTCTTCCACCAGCGTAATTTCCGCCGGTTCTTAACTAATACTTTATATCCTTTGGGTCTGCCTCGTTTTCTCATTTATCCTCACAACATTCACATGACATAAAATTTACTGCATACCATTTACCATTCATATATTGGTTGAGTTGAGGTCTGGAGTCATAAACGATAGAAAAGATATCATTCTCTTTCGGTTTTCTTTTATACCAATTAAAAAATTTAAGATTTAATATTTTTAACGCAACTTTATTTTTTATTTCTTGTAATGCCATTTCTCATTTACTAATTTCTGAAGCTATCGCTTTCTGTATCTCATATGCCGGCATCTCAAAGAACTTCTCGCCTCTCTTCCCAATTAATTTGAAAACTACCATGACTTTATCATCTTCATTCGTGTAAACTTCTTCAATTTCAAGTTTTTCTTTCATGTTAGCCTCCTTTAGTTCTTTTTCACCATTAATTTCACCATATATTATAATCTAATATCGTACTATCGCTGGAAAGTGTCCAACACAACATTTTCAGATATTTTTTTTCTAACTTTATCCTCAATAAGATTATCATTTGCCCTGATTTCACTCACAAAGTTAACATAATAACTATTATCGGACGCTATATGTTGCATACTATCGTCGAGAAATTCATGAGTGTTTTGTCGTCGATAGAATTAAATTTATAGGCTGAAAAAAGAAATTGCTTTTGCTTGATACTCTAACATTTCAAATATCTCTAACATCTATAACTATTCTAACTTCTCCAACAATTCTAAAATAATAACTATACATGCTTAATCTTCTTTTTTATTGAGAGTCAACAAAATGAGCTAGAAAACCAATCAATATTCCTATGTATATATAAAACGCACACTGTATGAAGCCAGGAAATTCTTTTATCATAAAATCTAATATTATTTTCCCATGATAACGGAATCTTACTCCAATACAAGAATGAGTAGCATAGGATGAACATAAGTCTTTTAATTTAATCTTTCTTTTCAATTGATGTTTTTACTCCGTGCCCACAACATGCTGAACTATAGCCTTTAAGATATCCTATACAGCTATCATATCCTTCTACTGTAGGTTTCTGTCCACATCTTATGCAATGTCTTTCATTATCTTTGTTATATATCTCGCCGGTATCTGAATAAATCCATTGTAACAGGAAAGGCTCATATTTTATGAGATGCCCTCTGGAGAATGAAGTAATCATCTTATCTTCTTGATATCAGTTTCTATTGACTCTTCGGCATAGAGTAAAGGCAAAGTAGCTTCTTGAAAGGAAGAGTAGGGATAACATATTTTATTCTCTTTGCCTACAACTAACATGTAGTTCTCATAGAATAAAGCCTTGTAATCTTTATCATTAAAATATTTCTCTTCTCCACTGTTAAGTATTATAAGCATTTTATTCTCCGGGTAAGGTAGCCCAAAAGGCTTCTACTTCATTCTTTAATTCTATCCAATCGTTCTTTAGAGTTTCTTTTTCTTGTATAGTGAAAGGCTTGAAATACATTTGTTCATTCCCGTGAATTGTCCAATGGCCGAACCGGTAGATGTCTGATATCCTTTCCATTTTACTCGTCAAAGTCTTAATCTGTTGCAGTGTTTCATGGATCTGTTCAAAATTTATTTCAGCGAATACTGGAAGAACTAAAAATATTATTGCCAAACAAATTAAAATTATCTTTCTCATATATACTCCTTTAAACTCCTTTACCAAACTGATTTCCAGCTTTGGGTGCTTGTTACTGTTTCTGTTGATATATATAAAGTATTATCATCCGTATTGTAAAATAAACTGCCCTCATTATATCCTGAGGAGGGTAATGTATTTGAAGATTGCGGATATAATCCGCCAGAAACTTGAGTATGCGTCGAAAGAAGAATTCCAGTTATCCCATGGTCAAATGTCGCAGAAGTAGAATAGCCTACTCTAAAAGTGGCGGGAATCTCAGTTGTGGTGGCATCAGGAGTTCCATCTGTCGCACTTACCAATGCCCACATATCAAAATAATGTTGCGCACTACAATCCGCATTATCTCTTTCCCCTATAACTACAAAAGAAGCATCATTAGTATCCGCATTTTCTCTATTAGCTATAATTATTGTAGGTGAAAGATAATCGTTAAAATGTGTCATTCCTGTAAATCCTAATGCATGAGAAAGCATCAGTACATTAGTATCAGAGGCGACATACTTGAGAAAATACATATGAAGAAAATCGTCTTGTATACCATTTGGAACATAAATAAATTTTACATCGTAAGAGGAACCAAAAGAAAACGCCCTATCATCAAGAACAGAATTATTATAACCTGCAATTAATAACCTATCATTCAAATATGTCCATTTATCTACATATAACCCATAAGATTGTGACCCATATAATCCAAGTAATGCTTCTGACGGTTCATTACCAGTAGCACCTGTGATAGATGAATCAAATTTAATTGGATGATTGTCTTCTACTCCTCCAGTTGAACTTTTATTTATTATAAAACGGTCTTTTGCTTCTGTTAATAATATTTTTAATAAACCATCAGAATTAGTTGTCATTGTAGAAACATTGTTAATTCCAAAATCCGCCATATCCAAATCACTTGTTGCTGTCCCTATCCATCCCCCCCCGGCAGGTGGAGAACTTACCTGCACCGTTCCGTCAGCCCATATTATTTTCGTTACGCCTTCCACAGAACTCGACGTCTGTAAATCATATGCGCCTAGATCAATAGAACCTGTCATCGTTCCGCCAGATTTCTGTAAATAAGTGGCCGCAGCGCTTGATTTTGTCAAACAAGTTGAAGTCGCTATTGATATATCCGAAAATTTATTATCCAAAAAGTCCTGCTGGTAATAAGTCGCAGTAGCGGATGATTTTGAAAGATAGGGAAGCACTGCCGAAGTTGTTGCGGCTGCTACTTCTGTGTCTGTTGCGTAATCAGACCCATTGACACCGTCTAATAATTCACTATCTGCTGCTTTTGCAGTTTTTTGGAGATAAGTTGCTGCCGCCGAACTCTTTTGAAGATAAGTAGCAGTAATTGAAGAAACGTTTAAATATTTAGAAGCATCAAAAACATTCGTAACCGAAACTGTGGCATCCGTATCATCAATACTTATACTGACGGATACATCATCGGACGCATATAACTGTGTGCATAACAATAAAAATATGGATAAAAAATAGAGAAAAACAGTTTTTTTCATTCTGTTCTAATTGTAATATCTTCTAAGAATTCCATCGAACCGCTATCGAATGTTCTTATTCTGCCTTCGGCATTCCTGTACTGCATATCATAATAATAGGAACCCACTCGAGAGGCTGTTTCTGTGCTGTATATGATAAAAGATGTTTCCCCGTTAGTAGCATCATCATGGACTGTAATATCCTTCGTTATGAGCGCATTTGCATCCAAATCGGCTCTTGAAGTCTTCATAGTAAAAAATACTGTCCATGTCGATATATCTACGGCAGCTCCGGCACTGTCAGTAAATGTTAAAGCAAATGTATGATCGTCTCCACGATAAAATTCATAGTCGGTAGCAAATGCAATTGAAACAAAAAATAATATAACACATAAGCTAATTAGTTTTTTCATTGTTTCTGTCCTGGTTTCTGTACTAAAATCTCCTCAAGCATTGTCTTTAATTTTTCCTGCAAGGTCTTGAGTTTACTTATCTTATCGTCTATGTCTTTCTGCAATGCTTCCATTTCAGCACGAAGTCTTACTATATCTTTTCTCTGTCTTTCAAGTTTATCAAATTTCTTTGCTTTTTGTTTGTTAGTTAAAAACATTCTAACTTGTCCGGCTTCGGAGTCCGCAAACTAGGCAGTATCCGCATTTGGCGCATTTAAGGGCATTTTTCTTATTCCGGTATGAACATCTGGGACATATCATTTGGGTATTTCCTTCGCTATTGCTATCAGTTATATATATATATATTATAAATTAAAAGGGTGGACTTGTCAAGGGGGGAGGATTAGCATTATTAGCTTTTTCGTTTTTTGCATTTCCCACAGTAATGGTCAAAAAAATTATTCCCCATACAATATAACTCCTGGTCGGGCTTGTTCTTTTTTCCGCAATTATCACAGCGTCGCAGGTTGCCACGTTTGCATTTGGGGCATTCGTAATGTTTTAACTTTACTTTTTTAATTCCAGCAGTATAATTTATAAGTTCTGTAAGATAGGTTTTTTTATTTAACTTTCTCAATCTTATATCCCCAACAAAGAAATATATTTTGATTGATTCGCACTCTCCCGCCCAATATTCCCCATTTTTCATTATTATCTTCAATTAACGACCACTTATTTGCGGTAGAAGAATATCTTATTTCTCCCTCAATATATTTACCGTCATTCTCCCAGTAATATCGGATTCTATCCCCATTTGATAATTCN